CATCGCGCACCTTGCGCGCGAGTCCGCGGTCGAAGCCGCGCTCGCTCCGTCTACCTGTCCGGTGTACCCGCTCGGTGCGGTGAGGGTGTTGTCGCTCGCGGATACCGAACATGCGGTGAGCCACGCGGTCTTCGCGTTTCCCCACGAGGGGGTGAGGCTGGCGGGGTCGAGCGACTCGAACGAGATAGCACCCGCCTCCACGTCTCCGTGTGCGTCCTCATACTCAAACGCTACCCAAGCGCACCTGTTTGAACTGCTGATGTTGAACGCTTGCGTTGCGGCTTCGCTCGCGCCTACGGTCTTTCGCCAGATGCTCAGGTGGCGATTCGTAGCGGCCGTTACCTCGTGGCGTTCGGCTACTAGCGTCCAGCCGGTCGGTCCATCGTGCGTCGTATCTGGGTTAGTGAACGCGAGAATCATCACGTTGCCCTCAGTGCGTGGCAGAGCGGTTAGGTCGAGCACCGGGTCTGCCGTGAGGACGTCCGTGGCCCCATTGGCCGTACCAACCCGATTCGGGAACACGCTCGTGGGCCAAAGCGCGTGCACGAAGGGACTCATGCGGCGTACCTTGGGATGCTGACGCCCGTCGGCCCGGTCGTGCCGGAGCAGGTGACGGTAAGCACGTCGCCCGCTGCGAAGTCGGTGCGCGTCGTGATGCTGCCGATGCTGCCGCCGCTCGGGGTGCGCTGGTACGTGATGGTGCCGTCGCCGCTCACGACGTCGTTCGCCACGTCCAGGCTTTCCGCGCGGGTCATGGGTACCACGATGGTGCCGTTCGCCGCGAAGCTCATTTCGCGGGAGTCGAGCGCGAGGCCGCCGTTCCACACCAGCGCGGCGAATACCTCGGCGCCTTCGTTCCAGAACGCGACTTGGTTCACGGCGTCCGCGCTCATGTCGAGGTCATCGAAGGATGATCCATCCACCCAGGTCACGGTCGGTCGGTTCGCGGGGATCGGAAGCGCGTAGCCTCCGACGGAGTCGATCTTGAGAACCCATCGCCACGCGATTGCGAACTCGTCCGCGTTCGGCAGGTTGCTGAACGCGAACGTCGTGATGTCGCCGGTCATCGTCTGGTGGAACACGTGCGCGGTCGCGAGATCGAGCGTGACCACGCCGTTCACCGCGACGAAGCCTGCGCCACCCGCGACGGCATCGAGGAGGGTCGGATCGGCGCTGATGATCGCGTCGCCCGCGCCGTCGAGTGCCATGTTGATGCCGGGTCCAGGGATCGTGGTTCTACTCATACGTCAACGCCTCGCCTTCGTAGATTAGGGGTTCGCCCTCGTACGTGAGCGTGTTCGCGCTTGACACCGCGCGGGCGAAGCGCAGGCGCAGGTTCGTCCAGTCCGTGATGAGCGCGCGTTCGGCGGGCGTGAGGGTGATGGTGCTGGTCGTGAACGCGCTGCTGATCTCCTCGAAGGTGCGTGTCGCGATGACGGTCGCGCCTTGCGCGAGCGTGACGATGAGGCTGAGGAGGTCGGTGGCGGCGGGATCGCGGCCGTGCCGAACGCGGATGAGGACGTCGCCCGCGACGGGTGGGCTGATGGGTGCGAGCAGGACTTCGCCGACGCTGGTGCCTTCGCTGGCGATGAAGTCGCCGTCGTCGGGCGTGACTTCGTCCAGCGCGGCGTACAGGGGGGCGGGTGTCCAGTCGCCGACGGCGACGTCGCTGATGGGCCGTACGACTTGCGGCACGTGTCACCTCTGATGAAAGCGCGTCCGCAAGCGCGGGGCTTGCGGACGCGCGACGAACGCCCGCCGAGCGTTTAGGTTTCGGTGGCGGTGAGGGCGCCGGTGGCGACCTCGGCGCGGTCGCCCGCACCGTACGTCTTGCTGGACGTGACGCTCTTGCCGTACAGGAAGTCCCCGGCGGTGCTCGCGGACCAGACGCCGACGTGCGTGACGGTCGCGGCGGGCATGCTGTCGAACGCGATCAGGACCGTGTTCGCGACGGATCCGGCGCTGACGGTTCCCATCGTGATCGCTTGGCGGGCGTACGAGCCGCCGCTGACCTCGCTGGTGCCGGTGAGGCCGGGATCGGCGGTGTGCAGGCTCAGGTATGCCTGCGCGACGACGAGGGAGGCGTTCTTGAAGACGGCGCTGAGGACCGCGTTGCGAAGGTACGTGGACTTGGGCATGCGGTGGTGCTCCTTTCGAGCGGGTGTGGCTTCCTACGTCGAGCGTAGGTGCCGGGGCGGTGAGCGAACGAGCGCGGCTAGGGGGCGGCGATGATGGTGATGGTGGCGTGCACGTCGCCGGTACCACCGAGGCCGGAAGCGAGGATGGGCGGCATGCGGAGCAGGGTCGTGACGAGTCGCGCCGGGTGGACGTTGACGGGGGCGCCGACCACGATCCGGGACCGCGGCAGGCGGGGGATGGGGCTGACGGGTTTCATGCCGCGACCGTAGCGGCTGGCACCGTCACACGCGGTTCGGGTACTGCTCGAACAGCCGGAGTCCGAAGCGGCGTGGCAGGTCGTGGCCGTCTACGTGCCGTTGCTGAGGGATCTCGGCCCACACGTAATACTCGGGTGCGGCGACATACTCGACCACGTACGGCGTCCCGTGCGGTGGCCCCTCGCCGACGGCCCACTCCACATCCCCCGCCGCGGTGATCTGGAACTGCTGCGGGTGCGCGTACAGCACGATCACGCCGCCTACGATGGCGCGCGCGCCCTTGACCTCGCGGACGACGCTCGCGTACGTGATCCGGTTCTTCTTCCCGATCTCCAACCGTGCCTGGTGCCGGTGCTTGAGGTCCGGGAACACGAAGCGGTCATGCTCCGCGGCCATCCATGCGGGGTTCGGCGTCACGCGGTCTTCGAGTTCGGCGGGCACCGTGACCTCCATCGAGCCAACGGTGATCTCGCCGCGGTCGGCGATCTGCCGGTCCTTACGGATCGACTGGGCGTGCATGCGCCCTTGCTGCGGCGCGGTGTACGTGATCGAGTAGCGCGTGCCGACCGCGGGCGGTGCGCCGGGCCACACGACCTCGCCGTTGTCGTCCAGCGGCACGTCCGTGAGCACCGTCGGTGGGTCGCCGGGGATGGTGACGGTGACGACGTTGCCGGTGACGAGCGCGGCGCTCGCGCGTTCCGGGAGGCTTTGGCTGCCGCGCACGAGATCGTCGGTGCGCGCGACGGTGGCCGGGTCCGCCCACACGTACCCGATGCCGCCGCACACGGGGCACGCGTACTCGGGGCCACCGCGGGTGCTGTCGAAGCACGGGCACAGGTCCGCGCGCTTGTGCAGCGCGCGGTACGTGACGTTGCTGCTGTTGAGCAGGCTGGTGAAGTCGCGCGGATTGAAGCCGTGCGTGGGGAAGTCCGGGTACCGCGCCATGCTCAGAGGATCGCCATGCGCACGCCGCCGCGTCGCGCCCAGAACATGCTCTCCCACTCCTGAAGTTGCTGCGCGAGGGACTGGATGACGTTCGCGTACTTGATCCCGCCCGCGTGCTGGAGGAGTTGGATCGACTGGCTCAGGCCGTCGGCGCTGATGGTCTTGCCGCCGACGCCTTCCGCGAGGAAGCGGTCGAGCGATCCGGGCACGAGCAGTTCGATGGCGACCATCTTCCCGAGGGCTTCGAGGATGTCGTAGTCGAGGCCGGTGAGGTCGTCGGGACCGTACCCGGCTTCGTACGTGACGTGCCACGCCTCCGGGATCGTGCGGCCCGCACCGAGGACGTTGAGGAACCAGCCGCCGGTGTACGTGACCGCGAACGAGAGCGTCTTGTTCGGGTAGAGGCGGATGACGTTCGAGCGTGGCTCGAACGAGATCCAGTCCACCGGCAGGTCCGCGGGCCGGTACATGCCCGGCAACCGCAGGCCGACCGCGGTGATCGCGCGTACGGGACCGATGGGGAGCTTCATGCTGTGGTGCCGGTTGTCGAGGTTGCCGTCGTTCATGTAGTCGAGGCCGCGGTACCGTTCTTGGATCACCTGGGGGTCATCCGTGAGCGGGTCCGTGCCGACCTTGATCACGGTCGGTGCGAGGCGGATGCCGTACTTGCGTTGGAATGAGGCGACGACGCTCTTGATGCGCCCGTCGATCAGCGCGTCCGTGAGTGGCGCGCCGTTGCTCGTTTCGAGCGGTAGGCCGGGAAGCATGTTGTCGAGCACCCACTGGCCGGTGAGTGCGGTGACGGCGGTGGGCGGCGTCGAGGAAGCCATGCTCTCAGGCTAGGGGCGCGCGCCGTCACAGGGTCAGAGGAGGGTGACGGCGACGATGGCGGCGATCCCGAACGCGACTGCGAGGATGAGGCCGAGGTTCGGTGGCGGACGCACGGGCTTCGGCTTCTCCGGCTTCTCGACCGGGGTGGGTTCGACCGGCGGCGGCTCGACGGGCGTGGGTTCGGGATCGGGCGCGACGAGTTCGACGTACGACACGCGGAGGGTGCGGTCGGGGTCTTGGGTCATGCCTCAAGCATGACGCCCCGGCGGGTAGCCGGGGCGGACGACGGGCGGGGGGTCAACCGAAGTAGTGGGCGAGCGAGGCGCCGACGACGATGCCGAGGGCGAACACGACCAAGTAGCGGATCCAGGCGGGGGGCATGGGGACTCCTTCCTATCAGGGGGCGGTGACGATGGCCTCGAAGATGTCGGCCTTGTTCCGGGCGCCGCCGAGGTCGATGTTCATGTCCGCCGCGAGCGCCTTCAGTTCCTTCACGGTCATGTCCTTCATCTGCTCCCGCAACGCCTCGACCGTACGCGCGTTCGATTCCTCGGTGAGTTCCATCACTTCGGGTTCCGCGGGCGTGTCCGAGGGCGTTTCGGGCGTCTCAGGCGCGGGGTCGGCGGCGGGCTTTTCGCTCTCGCCGTCGTCGGCGGGCGTGGCGGCGCTGTCCTCGTCGCCGAACTTGAACATGCCGCTGAGGTCCGCTTCGAGGGATTGCGCGCGCGGCTTGCGCAGGCTCTCGCTCGTGATGTGCAGCGGGATCGCGGGATCGAGCGCCTTGATCATCGCGAACGGTTCGTCGGGTTCGACCAGCGCGAAGCCTACGGCGCCGTCGAACGACATCACCGCGTCCTCGGTGATCTCGTCGCTGATCACGCGGCCCTGCGCTTCGGCGCGCGGGCGGAAGGGAACGTTGTTGACGAGGTGGACCCCGTCCTTCCGGGCCATCTCGTTGACGCTGACCATGTGGCTTTCGATGCGGTGACGCATGCGTACCTCCATCCCCTATCGTGAACGGTTCGGGGGTGGCAAGGGAAACCCCCCTCGCGCTCCGCAACGCGAGGGGGGTGGCTCTTGGAGGCCGGGCCGTCAGGCCCGGTGGCTCACCAGGGCTTCCACCGCGCGGTGGCGGGAACGAAGCCCTTGATGACGAAGTGGTGGTTGGGGATCACGACCTGGAGGGCGCCGTAGAGCAGCACCGCCCACGGCATGATCGCCGCGTTGGTCGGGTAGAGCGGGAACTGCGTGGCGGGCAGGAGTTGCGCCCACGCGATGCTCTCCGGCGCGCGGTTCATGAGGAACGCGTGGCTGGCGCCGGGAATGTCCAGGTTCAGGTCCGCGTACACGGTCGTCGCGGCAACCGCGGCGGGGATGCGCTTGACGAGGCGGTAGTCGCTGAGGTCCGGCGCACCGGCGCCACCGGCGAGGGCGCGCGAACGGTAGACCGAGTACCCGGTCGCGAGGCCGTCGGCGTTGTGCGTGATCGTGACGTTGATGCTGCGGCCCACCTGAGCGGTCGCGGACGCCGCCGCGGTCGGCAGGCTCTCCACGCCGCGCTGGTCGATGGCGCACACGACGTAGAAGAACAGGCTCGTGCCGCCCTTCTCGGCCGTGAACTCGCTTCCGGCAGTGGCGCCGCCGCTGACGGCGACCGCGGCGGTCGGCGCGCCCGGCGCGTCGGTCGGCACCTTGCCGTAGCGCGCGTAGTTCGGGAGGGTGTTGTCGCTGTTGTTGATCCAGATGTCCTGCTCGGTGACGACGTTCCCGTACGAGGTGCGGATGCCCGTCACCGGCGAGCCGTACTGGATGCCCGCGGGGCTGTTGTCGAGGTTCACGCGGTACGCAGGATCGAGTTCGCGGTCGAACGCGTTCTGCATCTGCGGGTCCATGTGGATGTGCGTGAGCTTCCCGAAGTTGCCGAGGCCGATCACGCGGGCGAACGCCCCGTACACGGTGTCGATGAGTTCCTGGACGTCGCTGGAACCGGCGAGGTCGGTGACGTGCGTTCCGGCGCGGAACGCGCCCATCTGCGCGGCGAGGCCGTCGAACTGCATCGGCGACACGGCGCTGTCACCGTGGTACATGCCCCAGTTCGCGCTTCGGGAGAGGCGCAGGAGCGCGTTCGTGTTCTCCGCGGCCTTGAGGTTGACGATGCCCTTCTGCACGCTCGCGACGTGGCTGATCGCAGCCTGCGTCATGAGGTACTTGATGAACACGATCTTGCGTTCGTACTGGCCGACGTTCGAGCCAATCGGCCCGATTTCGGAGTTGAACGCGCCTTCCGGCTGCCCGCCGATGTCGGTCTGCACGGTCCACTCGTGGACGGCGCTCGTGACCGGCTGGCGCTTCAGCGCGCGGAACAGCTTGAAGGTCGGTTCGGCCTCGATGACCTTGCGGAGTTGCCCTTCCAGGCTCTCCACACGAAGGGCCTGAGAGCCTTCGAGGGTGCTGTGGTCCGTCTCGTACCCGGACGTCTGGACCGCCTTCGCGAACTGGTTCCAGTCGTCGTACGAGGAGATGCCACCGGCGGGGATGCCTTGCCCCGCCATGACGTTGTGCTCACCAAGTCCAAACACGGTTCATCACTCCTTTGGGGTCGCGAGCACGCGTTCGCGCTCGTCGGGGAGAAGGGCGCCGATCATGCCTTCGGCGTCCTTGCGGTTGTAGTAGTGCTCGATGACGCCGAAACGGCCGGGATCGCTGACGATCTCGGACGCCTTGACGAACAGGGTGTTGAGGTCGCGGGCGGGCGCGGCGGGCGCGGCGGTCGTGACCTTGACGGGGCGCTGGCTCTTGGGCGTGGTCGGCATGCCGCTGATGGCGTCGTTCGCTTTCGCGAAGTGGCCGATGGCGGCCTGCTGCGCTTTGGCGATGCTGAGCATCGCGCGGTTCTGCGTGCGCAGGGTCGTCAGTTCCTCGCGGAGCGCGGCGAAATGCGCGTCGATGCTCTGAAGGAGCGGCAACGCATCGACCACGACCTCGTCGGCCTTCGCGAACGGCATGTCGCCTCCGGCACCCTCGGGCGCCTCGTCCTCGTCCTCGTCCTCGTCGTCCTCGTCGTCGCCCATGGCGGCTTCGATGTCGTCGCCTTCGAGGGCTTCGTCGGTGGCGTCGCCGCCTTCTTCGTCCTCGTCCTCGTCGGGTTCGGCGCTGGCGGCGGCGGCCTTGTCGTAGTCGCCGAAGTCGGCGTCGAGGTCGCCGTCGGCGGCTTTGGCGATGAGGTCGGCGGCGTTCGCGAGGGCTTCTTCGCCTGCCGTCAACTCGTCATCGCTCGGGTGATTCGTGCGTGGCTTGCTCATGCGGCTCCTTCCTGGGGTTAGCCGGTGGTGGTCGGCGCATCGACCGTGGTCAACACGGTCGGGGCGGTGTCGAGCGCGGTGTGCTCGTGCGTGTCGTGCGCCGTCTGCAAGTCCGCGACCGCGACCGCGAGGTCGCGCAGGAAGTCCTTGAGGTCGCTGCTGCCGGGGCCACCGATGCGCTCGATGCGTTTGAGGTCTAGAGGCATGCGTGCTCCTTCCGTGTGATCGGCCCGATGGGGCCGGGTGGTCTACGAGTGACCGTAGTGGCGTGCGCGGTGAGCAAACCGGCGTCACCCGTTCCAGTCGCGGGCGGCGTCGGTGAGGAGGCGGTGTGCGTACGCGGCGGCGGTGAACTCGTCGCAGCCGCGCGCCATGAACGCCTTCGCGATGGCTTCCCTGCGGGCAGGCACGATGCGGCGCAGCACGTCCTTGAGGACGTCGCCGTGCACGTCCTCGTACGCGCGGTGCGCGCGCTTGCTCCCTTCCAGGCTCTCGGGCGTGACGGCTTGCACGCCGACCTTGGCGGCGCTGTCGGTGACGGGTGCGCCGACGGCGAGGGCCTTCGCGAACGTGCCCCAGTCGGTGAGGTGGACGGGTTGCACGAGGCCGTCCGCTTTCGCGAACGATCCGAGCGGGCTGGTGCTGACGGGCGGAAGCGTCGGATGCTGCGCGCGTTGCGCGAAGCCGACCGAGTACCAGTCCACGGCGGTCATGAAGCGGATCGTCTTGCCGCCGCGCTGCTCGGTGCGCCACCCGTTCGGTTTCACGCTGCCGAACACGCTCGGGTACCAGCGTTGCGCGGGCCGCATGGCGGTGATCGAGTGCCAGAACTGATCCGCCCAGTGCCCGATGTGATCCTCGGGGGGCGGGGTCTTGTTCCCGAACACCTCGCCCTTGACGTAGATGCTCTTGCCGGTGCGCTTCACGTCCACGGGCAGGCCGATCACGTACTCGGGCCGGGCGCCGCTGCCGTACGGGTTCCCAAGCCACGACCAGTGGTTGAGGTCGAGGTTGCCTTGCGTGAGGAACAGGTCGCGGGACGCCCATAGCGCGCTGGCGGCGATGTCCTCGCCTTGGCGGTCCGTGACGCCCTCGCGGGAAGTCTCGAAGTAGACGTACCGGCGTCCGCCGCTCGCGAGTTCCGCCTTCGCGAGCATGCCGATGCTGATGCTCAGGGGTTGATCGGGGACGGTGTGCAGCACGCTCTCACGGTAGCGGCGCGTGGGGTAGCACACGAGCGCGCCCCCGGCGGTAGGCCGGGGGCGCGGGGTGGTCGGTGCGGCTAGAACATCTTCTCCTGTTTCGCTTCGCCCGCGTGGTGCTCGTGGAAGTGCTCGTGGAGCATGTTGTGGATCGCTTCGGCGGGACGCGCGTGCCGGTGCGTGTGCTGGCTCGCGTCGAGGCGCGCGACGGCGCCGTGCGCTCCTGCGGACACGCGGCCGATGCGCTTGCCGTTGTGGTGGACGACGTGCACGACGTTGTCGTACCCGTGGTTGGTGTCGGGCGTGAACGTGAAGTCGTGCTTGCGTACGCCGCCCATGTGCTTCTCGTGAACGGCGACGGATTGCGGGATTTTGCTCGGCGGCGTGTGCGTTGGCCCCATGCGCATGTCGAGGCGCTTCTTCGGTCGGTACTGGATTTCTTCCTTGCCGTCCGCGCCGGTGCGGGTGCTGAACGCCTTCGCGATCATGCGGACGCGGCGACCGTTCGCGAGGGCGGCGACGGCGTCCGCGAACGCGCCGACCTCGGCGGGCGCGGGCCGCGAGATCGACGGCGTCACGGGTGCCGCGGCGACGGTAGCGGCGGGCGCTGCGGGCTTCCGGGATGGCGCGGGCGGCGCCGCGAACACGGCGGGTGCCTTCGCGCCGGATGGCAGGGTGAGGACGAACTTGGCGGCGCGGGCGATGGTCATGCGTGACCCTCCAGGGTGATGCCGAGGCGCTTGAGTACGGCGTCGAGCGCGGCCATGACCGGGCCGGGTTCGGCGGCTTTCGCGACGGTGCGCTCGTTCCGTTCGGTGCGCAGGCCGACGATGACGCATCGGAAGCCGTTCGGGTGGGTGATGCGCAGGTTCGATGGCGTGGTGCCGCTGCCGGGTAGCGGGTGCAGGTGCGCGCCCGGTCCAGCGGCGTTGAGGGCGTCGGTGACGTACTTGGCGTTGAAGGCGCCGACGAACGAGCGGTCGTTCGTGTTCTCCTCCGTGAACGGCCGGAGGTCGATGCTGCCGTCGTCGCTCAGGTGCAGGTCGCGGCGCACGTTCGGATCGTCCTTGCGCTCCTGCGGCGTCTGCTTGATCACCGCGGGCGGCTTGCCCTTCATCGGCACGTCGCGTTCCGCGGCGGCGCTCGTGACGTCGAGGCCCGCGAAGTCCGGGTACCCACGTTCGGGGCTGCTCGGCTTCTCGGGGTTCTGGTACTCGTACGAGGCGAGTTCGTTGCCGTCGTGGCTGAGGACGAACGTCGCGGCCGTGTGCGTGTGGTCGTCCCTGGTGCCGGTCGCCTTGATGCGGCACTCGAACTGGAGGTGCGCGCCCTTCGGGGCGGACTTGGCGGCCTTCGCAAACTCGCGCACCGCCGCGGAGGGGATCGACCACGCGCCGATGGGTCCGGTGGTGGTGGTGGCGGTGCGGTTCGCGCGGAGGCTGAAGCCGTCTGTGGCGCCGACCACGACCTGATCGCCGGTGCTCGCGATGAGGATGCCGTCGAAGGCGTGGCCGTACTGGAGGTTCTTCGTCGCGAGTTGGCCGAGCGACTTCGTGACGTCCAGGAAGCCTTCGCGGGTCATGGCGGCGGTTCCGCCGTGCCGGTTCGTGCTCCCCTCCAGCGCGACGTTGAGCGCGAGGGCGCGTTCGCGTTCGCTGTCGCTGAGGCTGGCGAGGACGTCGCCGGGTTCGCGACCCATGTGCTCCGGGTTCCCGAACAGGCTCGCGTACCGGCCGACGGCGCGCTTGAGGCCCGCCTTCGGGTGGTAGCGACGCAGGGCGTTCTCGAACGCGACGGGGATCGAGCCGCCCGCGGCATCGAGTTCGCTGGCGAGCGCCGCCTTGACGTCGCCGGTGCTCGGCGCGGCGCTGTTGAGGGAGTCCACGAGGTCGCGTTCGGATGCCTGCCGGGATGCGGTCACGCGCTCGAAGCGTTCGAGCCATTCCGCGGCGGCGGGCGAACGCTTCGACGCGGTCGCGGCGCGCAGTTGCGGGATCAGATCGCCGCGGTCGCGGCCGGTGGTGAAGCGCACGCCGTCGAGGTGGCCGTCGCCGTCCACGCGGGCGTGGAGGGCGATGGCGTCGCGTGGCGCGCCGTAGTGCGCAAGGTCCGGCGTGAAGCCTTTGGCGGCGTCGGGGATCACGACCGTGAAGGCGTTGTGGTCGCCCCACCATTCGACCTCGTCGGGGTCGATGTTCGGCCTGCCGGTCGCGTCGCGGATGGCGCTGGTGATCGCCGCCTTCGTGCGCTGGTCGCGAATGTACGCGTTCTGCGATTGCCCGGCGAAGTGCACGCGGTTCGCGAACTGCTCGTACGCGCGCGCTTCCGCTTCCGCCTTCTTCGGATCGGTTGGCGCGCGCATCGGGTCGATGCCGTCCTTGCCGCGCCGCGCGAGTTCGGCGTGCTCCCGAAGGCGCCGCACGATCCCGTCCACGCTCATGCGGCGGGTGGTCTTGCCGCGGGTCGGGTGGTTGCTCTCGAACGACACCTTGAGCGGCGCGGTGGGTTGCACGGCGATGGTGGAGGCATCGACGTTCGGTTCGTCCACGATCACGTTCCACGTACCGTCCGGGTCGCGCCACCCGCGCTGCTTCAACCGCAACTCGACGTCGTTGCGGCGGTCGGTTTCGCTCGTGTACTCGATCACGCCCGCGTCGTAGTTGCGCGCGGTGGTCGGGTCTTCCTTCGCGCGCGTGGTGAGCGCCGCGTCCGCGTCCCGCTGTTGCTGCGCGCGGCGCTCGGCGTCGTCCGCGGGTGGCGTCGCGGCCCACGGCGAGGGTTTCGGGCGGCTCAGAAGCGCGTTGAGTCCGTCCTTATCGAGCGGGGTCTTGGTCGGGTCGTCGGGATCGAGGAAGTCGTACTGGGGACCGGCGTTGATCCACGCGTCCTGGAGAGCGGCCTGCTTGTCCATCGCCGCGAGAACCGCGGGCGGGTGGTTGCGGTGGCTCAGGTCGTCCAGCGTAGGCTCGCGCTTGTACGCGCTGCGCAGCGCGCGATGCACGTCCCCGCTGGCGCGCCGCACGGCCTTCAGGCCGTCCGCAAGCGGATCGGCGGGTTTGGGTTGCGGCTTCGCGACGGGCGCCGGGGTCGGTTTCGGTGGCGCGGGCTTCGGCGCTGGGGCGGGCGTGTCGAACATGCTCGTCTGCTTCGCGGGCGCCGGGGCTTCGTCGCGCTTCACGTGGAAGGTCTGCGTGTGCACCCCGTCCTTGCGGCGCACCTGCTTCTTGACGGCGATCAGGTCCGGGTTCGGCTGCCCGAACATGCTGTGCTGCTCCGCGGCCTTCGCGAGCAGGTCTTGGAACGTGCCCGCGAGGGGCGGTAGGCGCTTCATGTCCTCTCCGATGCTGCCCCATGCGTCGAGGGCCTTCTGGAACGTCTGGTCTTCGCGGAGTGCGGCGAGCAGCGCGTCGAAGGCTTCGTTGAGGGATTCGCGTTGCTTGCCGAGGGGGTAGAGCGCGCGGTAGCCGCCGACCTGATCCTTGTGGCGGTTCTCGCGGGACCACTTCGCGGCGGCGTCCTTGTTGACGCCGCTGACGAGGTACGTGTTCCGACGCCCACCGGCTTCGACCTTGTCGCTGACGTAGGACTCGAACGCGCGCGCGAACATCTCCTCCGGGCGCGCCCAGTAGTTCTTCTTCGACTTCGCCATGCTCTCGGCGGCGGCGCGCATCGGGTTCTCTTGTTGGACCCATTCCAGATCGGCCGTGACCGGCTTGCCGAGCAGCACGGCGGCGAACGGAAGGTCGGCGGCGATCTTCTTCATCGCTTCTTCCGGCGCGAGGCCGTACCGCTCGATGCGTTGGCGAGCGTTCGCGACGATGTCGGCGACGAGGTCGCCTTTCGGTGTGCCATCCGGGTTCAGGTACCGGCTCAGGAGGCTCCGGGCGAGTTTCGGATCGTGCGGCTGGAGCGGCCCGGACTCGACGCTTTGGCGGTACGTGAACGGCTCTTTGTGCGTGAACAGTAGGTGGTGGACGCGTTCGAGCGCGGTTTGCGCGGCGGGCGGCAGGTGCTCGCCCAAAGGCTCGTACCCGCCCGCGCTGCGGCGAGCCGCGAGGCGTCCGCGGCGACCTCGCCGCCGCGTGCCTTCGCCTTCGACCTGCTCGTGCAGGTCGGCGCTGGCGAACGAGTTGTGGCCGCCCTCGAAGTTCGTGGCGTACCGCGTGAGCAGGTTGTCGAGGAAGTGGCCCCACTCGTGCGCGAGGCTGCCGCCACCCGCAAACTTCGTCATGTTGATCGCGGTCGTCGCGGGTTCGTAGTGCGCCTTGCCTGCGCCGTTGCCGCGCGCGCCGAACGCGATGCTCAGGCGCCCGTTCATGCTCACGTGCTTCGGGTCGATGCCGAGCACGTCCGCGAGGTCGAGGAGGGCTTCACCGGCGCGCTGCGTGTGCTCCCGCGAGGCGGCTTCGTCCATGTAGTTGCCGTACTGAACGCCCGCGATGCCGAACGTGTCCAAGAGGGCTTGCGAGTCGAACTGCTTGATCTGTCCGCCCTCGCGGATGGCTTCCTCGTTGCCGGTGCGCTCCCACTTCGGCGTTTCGGACTTCGGCTCGGGCTTCGGGTCGTCGCCGGCTTCCTTCTCGGTGCCGTCGCCGTACAGCCACGTCCAGTCCTGGTTGTGGTCGTGGTCGTACGCCTTGTGCAGCGCGGACGTGAGTTTGTGGCTGAACAGGTGCGGGGCGTTGGGCGTGTTGTAGGGCGCGTATCCAGATGAGAGTCCGGCGGCGTCGAGGAACTTGGGGCCGAGCGTTTCGAGTTCGCTGTACCGCGCGGCGCCGTTCACGTACTTGTCATAGTTCTCGGCGCCCATCTCCTGCTTGACTTCCTCGATGGTGCGTTCGCCCTTCCTCGCTTCCCGGAGGACTCCCCCGTACCGCATGCCGATCCGCAAGCCCTCGTACACGTCGCCGTACTCGGCGGCGATCTCGCCGAGGACGCCCTTGATGTCGTTCGTGGTGCGCACCTGCGCGAACGCGTCCGCGATCCGGTTCACGAGGCGGTAGAACGTGTCGCGCGTTTCGGTCGTGGACTTCTTGGGGTGCGTGTTGATGCGGCCCATGAGGTTGCGGACGAGGTACGCGGCGCCGGGACTCATGCCGAGCGCGCGCGGATCCGCGAGACGGCTGCCGACGATCCCGTTGCGGGTCAACATCTTCTCCGCGACACCGCCTCCGCTCTGCTCCAAGCGGTCGAGGTCCGCGCGGCTGACGTGACCGCCGTCGTTGACGCGTTGCCGGAGCGCGGCGATCTCCTTGCGGCTGTACGGGATGACGGTGCCGACGTCCTCGAAGCCTTCAGGCTGGCTGGCTTCCGCGCGCGGCCGGGGTTCGGCGGGCACGCGCGGTGCCGGATCGGGTGCGGCGGCTTCCGCGCGCGGCTGGGTGAGGAGGCCCGCGTGCTTCGAGGCGACCGCGGCGATCTGCTTCTTGACGATGGCGCGTGCGTCCTTGACGTTCAGGCCCGCCCGGTTGCGCGCGTTCCGCTTCTTCGCCGCCGCGAGGCTCAGGCTCACGTCGGTTTCGGCGCCGGAGAGGGCGTGCAGGTCCGTGCGCAAGCGGTCGAGCGACGGGTCGTTCGGCCGGTCGGTGAACGCGAGGCGCTTGAGCGCCGCGACGGTGCGTTTGGCTTCCTGCTCCGCGTTCGCGGTCGCGCCCGCTTCCTTCAGCGCGCCCGCGAGGTCGTCCCACGTGAACGCGGCCTTGCCGCGCAAGCGGCTCTTGGCGCCGGAGGCGACCTTCTTCGTCACGCCGATCATGCCGAGGAGCAGGTCGAGTTGGGATGCGGCGATGGCGCCGGTCCCAAAGCGTTCCGCGAGGAGCGCGCGGGCGCGCGGGCCGGGCGCTTCGCCGCCCGCGAGGGGCTTGACGAGCACCTTCACGGCTTCGGCGTTCGCGACGCCGGGCTGCGCGAACACCGCGCGTTCGTCGTCGGTGATCGGCGCGTCCTCCGGCTGATCCTCCATCGCTTCCGCGACGCTCAGGAGGAAGTCGTCGCGGGATTGCATGGCGGCGTCCTCGTCCTCGTCGGGGTGGTCGAGGCGGGTGCCTTCGGGCAAGTCTTTCCGCCACCCGGTCACGTACGCGTCCGCGAACGTCTTCCACCCGTCCGCGATCTGGTGGTCGTGCCACGCGAGCATTTCGTTGAGCGCGTCCTTGTGGATGTCGCCCGCGTCGGCGCGCCGTCCCATCCAGCGGCGCACGCGGAGCGCGATGTCGGCGACGTTCGCGGCGACGGCGGCTTTCGCGTCGGCGGGCGTCTTGCCCTGGATCGCGCCGATGGTCGGGAAGTCGTTGCGCAGTTCCTCCACGACCTCATCGAACATGTCGCCCGCGTCCCCGCCGGGCCGTGCGCCCGCGAGGTTGTCGCGCAAGGGGTCCGGCGTCGCGGATTCCTCCGCGTCGCCGTCTGGTGTCGGTTCGTCCTCGTAGTCGGTCGCGACCCACTCCTTGCGCAGCGCCTCGATGCGTTCCGTGAGGTCGGCGGGCACCTTCTGACCGGCGCTGATGAGCCGGTCGCGTTCGGCGATGGCGCGTCGGCCTTCGTCGCGGATGTCGGTGGAGGTGCGCTTCGCGGCCGGTGCTGCATCCTCGTCCGGCGCCGCGGCTTCCTCCGCGCTGGCGGTTTCGTCCTCGCGCATCCAGCGCAGCGGTCCGGCGCCGCCGTTGCTCTTGCGCAGGGTGTACGTGACGCCGTCGATGGTGCGGGTGTCGCCTTCGCTGCCGCGTTCGGGATCCTCGGTGGGTTCCGCGACGGGCGTGAGTTCGTACGCGGCCTGCGTATCGTCATCCAGGGGGACGTCGCTGAACACGTACGAGTGCGCGGCTTCGCCCCGCTTGCGGCCATCGGGGGAGTCCACGATCTCCGCGGCTTCGTTCGTGAGCAGCGGGCGCAGGCGGGATGCCCACGATCCGAGGGGGCGCAGGGTCGAGGCGTACACGTACTGGGTCTTCGGGTTCACAGGCTCGCGCATGCGTCCGCCCTGGTGCGTGTACGACGCGAGCGCGTTGTCGAGGTACGAGGCGCCCGCGAGTGCCTTCGGCTGGTTCGCATGCCATTCCAGGTACGCCGCGCGGTCTTTCAGGCCGCCGGTGAAGCCCGCGGCGTCCTGCGCGTCGATGGCGGCGCCGTAGTCGCCCTTGTGGTGCTTCTCGACGTGCTCGACCCAGCGGTCGTGCAGCAGGTTCTCGGCTTCTTCGGCGTCCGCGTCCTCACGATCACGGGTGGCTTGTTCGTCGGCCGTGAGCGCGCCGCGGTCCTTGCGAACGTGCTCCGGGACGTCTTCGCCGCGATCTACCGCTTCCTGCGCTTCGAGGTTGAGGCGGTACTGAGGTGGCATCCCGGCCATGCTCGTGAGGTCGTCGTCCACGACCGCGGCCCACTTCGCGCCGATCTGCACCTGCGCGCTGCCGTTGTGCATGCGGAACGAGTCCGCGTGCTGCGCGCCGCGGAACACGCGTGGCGGCTGACCGGGCAACTGCACCGTGTCACCGTTCCGCAACCGTTCCTGCACGCGCGCGAGGGCGATCTTGCGGTACTCGGCCTTCGAGGTCAGGTGCCACTTCTCGGGCGGTGCGGCTTCGGGCGGGGTCGGCAACGCGTTCGCGCTCGGGCCGCTGACGTGCTTGCGCGCGACGTCGGTGTAGCCGTCCATGCGCATGCCCATGATCAGGTGGCGCGCCATGTTCGCGTCGTTGCTCTGGTACGGGTGCGGATCGCCGACCGTCATCACCGTCGTGGCGCGGTGCATGAGCGTCCCATCGGGCGCCGCGCGGAGGCGCATGCTGGCGTCGAGATCGCCGTTCGTGCGGTACACCCCAAGGGTGAGGTCGGCGCCGCTGCGCTGCACGTCCAGGATCTCGCCGGTGCCCTTCGGGTTCTCGATCTTGAGGTGGAAGTCCTTGCGAACGTCGGTCGTGAGGAGGTCGAGCAGGTTCGCGTCGAGGCTCTTGCCGATCTGTTCGAGGAGCAGGACCGCTTCGTTCCCGGCTTTCTCGGCGGGCGTGCTTGCGCTCTCGTGCGCGCGCAGCGGTTGGAACTCGCGCATGTCGTCCGGCATGGGTGCGGCGACCATCGCTTCGGTCCACGCTCGCGTGTACGCGCCCATGACCGCCATGAGTTCCTTGTGCGGCAAGCCGCGCCAGAGGTCCGCGACGGCGGGGTTGAGGGCGGGTGCGCTGCCGAGTCCGGCGGCTTGCGCTTCCCGGCCGAGCGCCCGAGCGCGTTCGAGGCGATCCTGAAGCGATGGCGCCGCGGGCGCCGCGGGTTCGGGCTTCGGTGCGGCCGGTTTCGGCTCCTCGAACATGCCCGCCTGCGGCGCTGTGGGGGCCGTAGCGGGCTTCGGGGCGGGCGCGGGCGCTGGTGCCTCCGGTTTCGGCACAGGGGGCGTGGCGGGCGGCGTGTCGAACATGCCGCCCTGTTTCGCGGGTGCGGCGCCCTGCGCGCGGCGTTCGTAGAACGTCTGGATGTGCACGCCGTCCTTGCGACGCACGACCTTCTTCGTCGCGACGAGGTTCGGGTTGTCCTTCGTGCTGCCCCCGAACAACGGCGGCTGCTCGGTGGCCTTCGCGATCAGGGTTCGGAACACGTCGGTCAGGGCGCGAGTCATACCCGCACCCTAGCGGTCGCGGCCGTCACACGATACGGTCAACCCTTCGCGCGTGCTGCCTCGCGCTCGTTCAGGCCCTCGCGCATCTTCCGGCCCTTCGCGTACATCTTCGCGTGCAGTTTCAGGTGCTCGTCCGCTTCCGCGAGGAGCCGGTCGCGTTCGCTGCCGGTGTGGTGCTTCTTCACGTCCGCGACGACGCGCGCGTGGAGGTCGTGCAGTTTCTCGGTGTGCGCGCCGAGGTCGTAGTCCTCGGGGCTGCTCAGGCGGTCGTCGGGATCGTGCTTGTCGCCGTGGTTCTGGCCGACGAACATGGCTTCGCGCGCATGCTTCCGCAACTGGCGGTGCAGCATCGGCCCGCCCTTCGGCTCGTACGTGTGCCCATGCTGCCGGTACAGGGCTTCGAGGCGTTCGTGATCGCGCAGAATGTCGTCGTCCGGGCCGCTGTGCCCGTCCGGGTCGTACGTGCGGTTCACGTCGAGGGTGCCGGTGTCGAAGTGGTAGAGGTGCCCGTCCTTGCCGCGGCCGACTTGGATCTGATCCTTCAGCGCGTGGCCGCTGCGGTGCAGGGCGGTCATGCCTTCGGCGATCTCGTCCAGTTCCGGCTTCGTGAACTTCTCGGGAATGTCGAGGTGGTCGCGGACCATGAACGCGCGACCCTCGTGGTGGTGAATCTCGGTCTTCGGCATCATCGGCACGCCGCTGGCGCGCAGGCGCTCGCTGAGGGTGGCGTCCTGATGCAAGCGCCGCGCGGCTTCCTCCGGCGTGCGGTACGCGTGGTGGTTGCTCGGCTGGAACGGGGTCACGCCGCCGACCTTCACGACCTTGTCGCCGACCTTGAAAGCCATGCCGTCGTTGCCGCGCCCCAGGTACTCGGCGTCGCCCCGAAGGACGGCGTTCACGTGCTCGCTCGTGTGGTTCGGCTTGCCGGTCACGCGGCCGTGCATCTCGTCCAGGTGGTGCGCGAGGCTGGCCTTCGGAACGCGGAACTCGTGGCCGGGGTGGAGCGGGTGCGTGTCGTGCATCTTCACGAGCGCGTGCGTGCCCGGCCCCGCGGGGTTCGGCAGTTGCTCACCGTCGTCGTCGTACTTCGGCAGGTGGATGTCGGGCGCGACGACGGTCGCGTGCTCGTACTTCGGGGTCGCCGTCGGCTTCACCGCGCCTGCCTTCGGCTGCTCGGCCTGAGCGGGCGCAGGTGCGGTCCCGGCGGCGTCGCCGCGGCGCTTGTGGAACGTCTGTACGTGCGCCTTGCCGTCGCGGCGGACAACGGTCTTGGTTGGCACGAGGCCGCGCGCCTTCGGGTTCGCCGCGGGCGTGGTCGGCGCGGCCGGGGTGCCGGTAGGCTTCGGGGTCTTCGGCGCCGCCTTCGGCGGTGCGGCGCGGGCGCCGGGATCGAGCGCCTTCGCGACCAGGCGATCCGCGAGGTCCGCGAGGTCCGCGCCCTTCGCGATCTGCGCCTTGTCCATCCGCGCGGTTCGGACGGTGGTGCCGCGCTCGTCCTCGTCCGCGATGCCGACCACGACCGCTTCGCGCGACTTACCGGCGCGGGTCGTGATGCGGACGATCTGCCCGATCTTCACGCCGGAGTAGGGAACGAACGCGCCCCAGTCGTCGGGACCGAGCAGTTTCGGGCGGGCGGGGATGCGCGCTTCAGGTTCCGCGAGGGCGGGCGGTAACGGCGGCGCCTGCGGGCGCTCGATCACGTTCGGTAGGTCCGCGAGGAGGTGGCGCGCGAGGGGTTCGGCGCGCACCACGGCGATGCCGTACGCGGCGCGGCTCTTGAGTGCCGCTTCGGACGACTCCTGCCCTGGGAATCGGCTGTCGCGCAGGGCGGTGAGCGGCGCGAGGCGCTTGTCCTTGTCGGAGAAGGTGTCGTACAGGCGTGCGCGCCATGCGTTCGTGGCGGTGTCCTTGCCCTTGTAGCCGCCGCCGAGGGCGAGCGCGGCGGCGCGGCGCGCGTGGTAGCGGTACTCGGGGTCGGTGGGGTCGCCGACCTTCGCATCCGCGGCGGCGAGTTGCGCGTACGCGATCCGTTCCTTCGGGTCGGCGATCAGACTGCGCAGCGCGTCGGTGAGGCGCGCGTCGAGGGCTTCCGGGCTGTCCGGCGGCGCGGGCGGGTCGTCGCCGGGCGGGTCGGCGTCATCCGGTGTGGCGGGCGCGTCGCGCAGGATCTCGGGTAGGCGCGCGAGGCGCACGGCGGGGTACCGCTTGCCCCATTGGTTCTCAGTCTCGATGGCGGCGGCGCCGAGGTGCTTGCGGATCTGCGACGCGGTGAAGCCCTTGTGCGGGAAGTGCTCGCGGAGGAAGCCGCTGATCGCGGCCTGCTCGATGTAGCCGTCGTCCACTTGGCGGCGCGCCTCGTAGTGGGTGCCGAGGACGGCGGTCCATTCGTCCTTGGTCGGTTGTTCGCCCGCGCGGAGTTTCTTCGCGAGGCTGGCGCTGGCGGCGGCGTGATCGTCGGCTTCTTGGTTGGCGGCGCGCGACTGGCGCATGAAGTCCATCGCTTCGGCGGCGGCGGCTTCGACGGTGTCGTGGTAGTTCGAGTTCCCAACGCGGTACTTGCCGCGCGTGAGGGGGCTGCGAACGCCGATCTCGACGCTCGTGCCGAGCGGCAGGCCGTACCGGGTGAGGACGTCGTCGTGCTGGCCGGTGACGTCGCGGGTGTGCGGCGTCGGCACGGGCGCCGCCTCCGGGTCCACGGCTCGCGGTGCGGGTTGCGCGGCCGGTGCGGGGTCGAGGATCGCGGCGAGTTGCGCGTCGTTCGCGACGAAGTCGAACTTTGCACGTTCGTACTCGGGGCCGACTTCCAGATACGCGCGCAGGGCGGCTTGCACAGCCGGGTCGCGCTGCGTGCGCGGGTCCGTGACGGTGTTGACTCGCTCCGTAAGGTAGTGCTCGACGTAGTCGTGATCGTCGGGGTACGCGGCAAGCATCGCGGTTCGCAACGCCTTCAGCGCCGGGACCGCGCGGGCGCGCAGGAGGAGCAGGCGGTCCCGGTTCGCGTTGCTGCGGAGAATGTCGTCGTCCGTCGCGGTGCGGTGGATGGCGAACACGCCGCGTTTGCCTTCGTGCCCGCGCAGGTGCTCACCATGCGTGCGCGCCGCGTCCGCGTCGATGGTGACGGGGTCACGCGCGAAGCGGTCGTAGACCACGCGTTTGCCGTCGGGCCGGGTGTAGACGTGGCCGGTGATGGGTAGTTGATCCTCCGGGAACAGTGTCGCCATGCCTGCGGCGGCGGCGCCCTCGCCCTTGGGCGTCGGGGGCGGCGCCACGGGTTCGGGCTTCGTGCGGATCGTGGTCACGACCGTTCCGGCGGCGGACGTGCTCACGATCTCGCCGACGATGGGTTCCCACGTCCGGCCGTCGCGGGCGGTGACGCGGATGCGTTGGCCCGGCTGCACGCCCGCGTACGGCACGAGCGCGCCCCAGTCGTCGCCGACCTTCATCGGTTGCGCGGGCAGGAGCGCGCCCGTCGCGTGGTGCTCGGCGGGGATTGGCGGCGGCGCGGTCGCTTCCTGCGGTGCCGCGGGCGCCTCACCGGGCTTCACGTGGTACGTCTGCACGTGCGTGCCGTCCTTGCGGTGCACGACCTTCTTCACGGGCACCAGCGGTGCGTCGAATAGGCTGCCCTGCTCCTCCGCTTTCGCGATCAGGAGCAGGGCGTTGTCCACCAAGGAACGGCTCATGGGTGCACCGTAGCGCGCGTCGCCGTCGGACCTACTTCCCGTCCGTCGAGATGAAGCCGTCGGTCCAGCGCATGCTGCCGGACTTCGAGTTCTTCTTCGTGAAGGACTGGATCTTGCCGCGCGCGCCGATGCGGAGCATGAAGTGGCGGTAGGTGTCGTACCACTTGCGGGGCTTGAGGACGAAGGCGATGTTGAGGTGGTCGGCGTCGCGGCTGACCTCGTAACTGTCGAAGTCGAAGTCGGCGGCGATCCGTTGGTAGGTTGGGATGTACCGCTCCCAGCCGCGCACGAACGCTTTGGCTTCGGCGTCGTTGTGCTCGACGGTGATCGGTGGCGCGGGAATCGCGCGCTTCTCGTCGTGCGTGTCGCGACGGTTGCGCCACGCGTGCCACACCTGCGACTTCATGCTGCCCCACGGCTCGTTGAGGTCGGGCCGGTCGGGTTCCGGTTCATCGAAGTCGGGGGTCGCTTCGGCGGTCGCGATGGCGCGCGCGTGCTCGGCGAGGAGATCGTCGGCGTTCGGAAGCGGCACGTTCGGATCGGTGGGCGCTTCGGGTTCGGTGTGCCGCAAGTCCCACAAGCCGTTCGCTAGGCCGTGCTCGAAGTTCTCGGCGTCGTACATCGGCAAGTCCTGACCGGCGACGCCGCGGTACTTCTTCGGGAACAGGCTCGTGTGCTTCCACATCGCCGTGTTCACGAAGTCCTTGATCCGCTCGCGGTCCGCGTTCGCGGGATCATCGAGCAGGTGCAGGAGTTTCGCGGCGGTCTTGACGCCGCTCTTGTACGACGCGTGCGCGGCTTCGTCGCGGGACGGCCGGTACGGCGGCGCGGTGCGGAAGCCTTCGGTCAGGGCCGCTTCGTACGCCTCGGTGTACGCCTTGCTGCGGGCGATGAGGTCGTACTTGCTCTCGCGTTGCGCGTCTTCGAGGCTGCCGTCGTAGCGCAGCGTTTGATCCACGCGGCGGCGCGCGGAGTCGGCGCCCGCTTCGCGGTCCTTGGCTTCCTCCTCGGCGCGCTGGCGGGCGAACTCGTTATCGACGTCCTGGAGCACCTTGTCGTGGCGTTCCGCGAGGAGTTTCGCGAGCGCGTCCACGCGGGCGTCGGACTCGTCGGCGTCCACGATCTCGACGGTCTGCCAGTTGCCCTTCGTGCCGAGTTTGCGGTTGAGGCTGCGGACGATGTGATCGAGGTCTTCGGGCGCTTGGAACACGCCTCCGAGGGTCTTGGTGTTCTGGAACTCGGGCGTCGTCTTCCAATCGCTGAGGGCTTCGCCGTCGAGCATTTCGCGGGCTTCGGTGACGCCGTCCTCGCGGATGCGGAACTCGCGGCCGAAACCGTCGGCGTCGGTGGCGCGAACGATCTTCGTGCTCGGGGTGGTATCGGTCATGGTCGAACCTCCACCCGAAGTGTACGCCTCGTGCGTACGCGCGTCAACGGGGGGGGTGGGGTCCGGTTCGGGGTCGTAGGCAAGGCGCGCCACCTTCAGCGCGAGGTTGCTGAGGGCGGTCGAGGCGGCGCGCGCGTGCTTCCGGGTGTCGCCGTCGCTCTCCTCGGCTTGCGCGTCTTCCTGATTCGCCATGTCGGTGAGGGCGGCGCTGACGGCGGCGGGATCGTCCACGAGCAAGTTGCGGCCGTCCCACTTCAGGCCGTCCACGTGCTCGCCTCCGTCCATGCGTTGCTCGATGGCGGCGGCGTACTGGGTGTCCGTCATGCGAACGCGGTGCTTCGGTTCGGGCTTCGGCTTCAGTTCGGGATCGGGTTCGGGCGTTGGCGCTTTGCCGGGCGTGAGGCCGTACTGAGGGTGCCAGTACCAATCGCCGTCGAGGACGTACGCGCGGGCTTCCGCGAGGGTCTGGTACCAGGGTTCGCCGACGTCGCTGTTGACGTGCACGGCCCACAGCCCCACGTCGCTCGCGTGGGCCGTGTCGCCGCGCTCGATGCGCTCGATCTGGAACGTGGCGCGCTTGCCGTCGATGAACCGCTCGGCCTGGTACAAGCCTGCGCGCACCTTCTTCAGCGTCGGCGCGGGCCGCTCCTCGGGTTCGACCGCGCCGCCCATCGCTTGCAACGTCTGGACGATGCGGGTTCCCGCGTTCGTGGTCGGGTGCCACGAGATCGTGCTGACGATGCTCGTGCCTTCGTCGTCGCTGGCGGCTTGATCGCGCGCGCGGACGGCGGCGCTGGCTTCGGCGGCGCTGCGGAACGACTCGTGCGTCTGCTCGATCCGCCACCCGTGCTCGGTTTCGTGGATGTCGTACGCGCGCACCGTGACCTTCGGCTTGTCGGCGGGCGCCTCGACCGGCTCGGGTTCCGGCTCGGGTTCCGGTTCGGGCGCGAGGGTGGCGCGGAAGCGCGCGTGCGCTGCGCGGAATCCTTGTTCGGCGGCGACGCGCATCGCGGCGATGCGGGTCGGGTGCTCGCGGTGGGCGTACGGGATGCGGAGGTTCGCGAGGAAGTCCGGGATCAGGTGTTCGATGTCGGGGGTGTCGCGGTGGTCGAACGCGAACGCGTGGCCGTCGCTGTCGCCGGTTTCGATGGCGTCCTTCATGGCGCGCTTCTCGGCGGCGTTTTCGGTGAGCGGCGCGGGCGCTTCGCCTTTGCGCAGCGCCTTCGCGGTGGCGCGGGCGCTGAGGACGAGGCCGCGCATGCGCGGGTCCGTCATGTCGAAGTCGTCGCTCTCGCTGTAATGCTCGGCGTCGCTCAGGAGTTCCGCGTGGTCGTCGGCGTCGAGTTCGAGGCGGACGTACCGGCTCGTGCGCTTGATCACGCGACCGGCGGGCAGTTGGCGATCCACGTGGTCGTCGTAGAACGTGGTCGGCACCTGCACGATGGTCGTCGCGGGCGCATCGTCCTCGGTCGGGTCGGGCGCCGCGACCGGCTCGGGGGTTGGCTCCGGTTGCGGCGCGGCGGTGACGATCCAGTCGCCCATGCTGTTCGTGATCGCAAAGCCCGCTTCGGCGAGGACGGGTCGGGCCATCGCGAGGGCTTCGGGGTGATTCGGCAGTTGCGCGAGTGCGCCGCCGTTGTATCGGACCCGGACCGCGCCGCCTTTGATGCGGGGATCGTATTCCTTGCCGACGACGAAACCCGCCGCGGTGCCGCCGTAGCCGTACGCGGTGCCGGACGCGCGGGACGTGAGTCCAGCGCGCTTCAGGAGCGCGGTGATGCCTTGGACGGTGGGGACGGGCGCGGTCGGTTTCTCGGTCGCGTTCGTGGTCATGGTCGAACCTCCACCCGAAGTGTACGCCTCGTGCGTACGCGCGTCAAGCGCGGGTGTGGGTTCGGGGGGTGCGGCGGCGGGATCGAACATGCTCACGCGCTCCGCGGGGCGCGTGTCGGCGGGCCTGACGTGGAACGTCTGCACGTGCGCGCCGTCCTTGCGGCGCACGACCTTCTTCACGGGGATGAGCGGGGACGATCCGAACAGGCTCGGTTGGTCGGCCTTCGCGAACGGTAGCCGGTCGCGGGCGGCGTGGTGGTCGAGGGCGCCGTCCGCGTTCGCGAGCGCATCCGCTCGGGCGCTTTCGCGGACGTGATCCAGGTACTCGGCGGTGAGGTGCGACGGCCGGTAGTCGGTGATCGCACCGCTCGCGAGGTCGCGGCGTGCACGATGGTGGTCGTGCAGCCGTTCGGCGGCCTGGTGCACGCGGTCGAGTTCCGCGTCGGTGCGCGCGAGATCGCCGGTGAGCGCCGCGAGCATCTTCTTCGCGTCCTCCGGCGTCGGCGGTGGCTGATCCCGTGCGTCCTTGCGCTTCGTGTCCGGCATCAGAACATGCCTCCCTGGTCTTCGGCGGGCGCGGGCGGTTCGGTGGTGCGCGCGGCGGCGGCGACGTTGAGGTACTTCGCGAGGCCGGTGTCGTCCAGGCTCTCGTGCTCGCCTTGCAGGATGCCCGCGAGCGCGTGCTTGCGGGTGAGGCGGTCGAGGTTGTCGGTGTCGTGATCCGCGTCCGTGATCAGGTGGTGCAGTTCGATGTGGCGCGTTTGGCCGAGGCGGTCGATGCGCGCGTTCCGCTGCTCCAGCGTCTTGTACGTGAGCGGCAGGTCGTAGTTCACGAGCCATTCGCCGCGATCCTGGAGGTTCGCGCCGGTCGCGGCGGCGTCGCTGGCGACGATGACGTCGATCTCGCCACGCTTGAACCGCTCCCGGATGCGCGCCTTCTGCTCGCTGCTGTCGCTGCCGGTGAGCGTCGCGACCTTGTGCCCGGCCTTCTCTAACGACGCGGCGAGGTTCGTGACGCTCGCGCGATTGTGCGCGAACACGACGCCGCCCTTCCCGCGGCGCCCGTCCGCGAGCTTCAGGACGTGCTGGATCTTCGCGTTGTGCTCCGCGGGTGCCTCGTTCACGACCCGGCTCTCGGCGGCGTGCTTCAGCGCGCCCAAGGCACGGTTGAGGCGCTTCGCGAGTGCCTGGTGCTGGTCCGGCTTCGTGCGCTCGAACGAGCGCGGCGTGAGCACCTTCAGCGCCTCCACGTCCACGCCGCCGTTCTGCCGGGCGCGGCGCGCGCGCTCGTACGCGTCGCGGGTGTGCGCGAGGCTGGCGCGCTGCTGCGGGCTGAGGCGGATGCGTGCGTGCCCGCTCGGGCTGTCGCCGTTTTCGCCTTCGGCGCCCCACGTCACGGTCTTGCTCGATCCGCTGGCGACCACGTCCGAGTACGCGTACCGGCCCATGAGGCGCTTGAGGGCTTCGGCGCTGGCGTGCATGTCCGTGCCGTACTTGCGCATGAACTCGTCGCGATCCCCAAACCGTTGCGGGTCCAACTTCTTCAGCCAGGAGTGGACTTCGCTGGCGTCGTTCTTGACGGGGCTGCCGGTCGCGAGGATCGCGTGGCTCGCGAGGCCCATCGCGGTTTCGGTGACGGCGGTCAATAGGCTCTCGGCCTTCCCGGCGCGGTCGAGGCTGTCGTGCGCCTCGTCCATCATCAGGAACTCCATCGGGATCTGGTGCTGATCGAGCGCCTTCTTGAGCATCCGCGTGCGCTCGCCGGGGTCCGCTTCGAGGAACGCGTCCGCGGCTTCGTCCGCGTCGTCGTACCCGTGCGCGCGCTGCATGAGCGTCACCATGTCGTCCCGGAACGCCTGGTGCGTGACGCTGACCATGTGCGTGTCCGGGTTCTGATACTGCTTCAGGCGCTCGTCCAGGTTCGCTTCTCCGGCGTGCCATCCGAACTTGCCCGGCTCGACGGTGCGCGCCATCTCCTCGCCGAACTGGTTCCTGACGATGCTCGGCACCACGAACATGCCTTTGCGCACAAGTCCCTTCGCGTGCGCCTCCGTGAACGCGCCGATCCCGACGGCGGTCTTGCCGCTGTTGTGGTGCCACATGCCGTGCGCGAGGTAGTTCGCGTGGTGCGGCACGGTGATGTCGTACACAAGGTCGGGCGCGCGTTCGATGATGCTCTCGACCGCATCCCACCCCAAGGTATGCTGCGTCCATGCCTCGAAAGCCGTACGGTCGGCAGAACGATCCAGCGTTCCAAGAGGAAGTCCGGCGTCGCTACGAGGCGGGTGAGCGCGGCCCGGCGCTGGCTCGCGCCCTGGGTTGCTCGCAGCGCCTTGTGATGACGGCGTTGGTGTTGGCGGGCGGTACACCGGCGCGGAAGGGTCGGCCGAGTCCACTTGCGGATCAGGAAGCGCGGCTACGAGAACTTGCGGCGCGTGGGTTGAGCACGTCCGAGATCGCGGCTGCGCTGGGCCTTTCGAGCGCGGAGTCGGTGCGTCAAGCCACGATTCGGTTTGGCATCCCGCGGCTTCCCGAAGGGGCGCGTCTAGGTGAGCGAAACCCGTCATGGGGAGGCGGGGTGGTTGTGGATAAGCATGGGTATCGGCTTGTGCGTGCACCGGACCATCCGCATGCGAACTCGAACGGGTACGTGCGTGAGCATCGGTTGGTGATGGAGCGCACGCTAGGGCGCCGGTTGCGGCGGCGTGAGGTCGTGCATCACCTGGACGGGGACGTGGCGAACAACGATCCGTCGAACCTGGCGGTGTACGAGTCGAACGGTGCGCATCTTGCGGCGACCCTGAAGGGGCAAGTGCCGAACTGGACGCCGGAAGGGAAGGAGCGCATCCGCGAAGGCGGGCGGGCGTACCGACGGCGTCGCCGACGCGAAGGCTCTTGAGCGGCTGCCACCCGTCGGGCGTGAGGAACTTGTGCCCGGCTGCGACGCGGATCGTGCGTCCTCCGGTGGTCGCGACGTCGAACATCGGCTCGAACGCCTTCACGAACGGCACCGTCGCCTGCGCGATGACCGGCTTCTGCTGCTGATCGAGTGCCCACACGCGCGGCGCGCGGCGCGCGATCATCCACTCGTGGAACGACCGGGTTTCGCCCGTCACGGCGTCCGTGAGTAGCGTCGCGCCGTCCACGCACCCGACGCCGAGGAAGGTCGCGAACTTCTTGGCGCGCAACGCGGCTTTGATCGCGCGCTGCTGCTTCACGAACTTCGTCCCGCTACCCATCGTGAGGTCCGGGATGAGGTTCACGGGGTTCGTGTTCGGGCCGATGCTGCCCGCGACGGTGGTCGTCATCGCGCCGAGGCGCGCGGCGATGTGGTCGGGCAGGGCGACGCGCTCGAAGTGCCGGATCGGATCCGGGCGCTTGCCGCCGTTGTCCTCACTGGCGCCGCCGAACATGCTGCCTTGCGCGAGGGCGGCGGCGCGACGCTTCTGCTCCTGCTCCTCGAACGCGCGCTTGAGGGCGCCCTTGCCGCCCATGTCCGCGAACTTCCCGCCTTCGCGAACGCGGCTCTCGTCCTGCTCCGCTTTGATTCGGGCGCTGAGGCGCTGGAACTCCTCGGGGTCTTGCAGGCGCATGAGCATGTCGCCGTGATCGTTCGGGCGGGTCGTGAGGCGCAACGGCTTCTTCGTGAGGTTCGCGTGGTACCGCTGGAAGCGATCCGCGAGGGCGCCCTGCATGTGCTGTTGCACGACCTTCTGTGCTTGCTGCGCGCCGCCGACGTTCGCGACGAAGTCGCGCCACTCCGGGGTGTCGTCGGGGTTGAACGCGGCGGCGGCGACCTTCTTGCGGTCGTCGTGCCACGAGCGGTACGCCGGGTTCAAGCCCTCCAAGCCCTTGATCTTGTCGGCCCACGCGCTCGGCGGCGGCTTCAGCGCACGCTTGCCTTCCTCGGTGAGCGTGATCGTTTCGCCTTGGGCGTCGCGAACGAAGTGCACGCCCTCCTCCGTCAACCCCATGCTCGTGAGCGCCTTCTTCTCGTCGGATCGGGCGGGCACGTTGAGGCGCAGGGTCACGTACGGGTTCGGTTTGGCGCCCATGAGGCCGACGAACTTGTCGGGCATGGGGTTTCGGATGGTGCCGTCCGCGTTCGTGGCCTTCTCCCAGCCTTCGACGGCTTTGCCCGCGTCCTCCTGACGTTCGGCCATCTGCTCGGGGCTGAGGCCGACGATGCTCTGGAGGAAGTACCCGCGGATCGCGCGTTGATCTTGCGGGGTGAGGGTGCCGATGGGCTTGTGCGCGACCTGCGTTGCGGGATCCTCGGTGATCGCCATGAACAGCGCGCGGTGCACGTCCGGGTCGGTGTCGCTGATCTGCTGGTCGAGGAACGATGCCTCGTCGGGCTTGTTCTCGCGCGCCCAGTCGGTCGCGGTGCCCATGAGGGTCGCGTACGCGTCCGGGTGCTTCTCGTGCATGCGTGCGTAGTCGATGGGTTCACCGTCGGCGTCGCGCAGAGGCATGAGGTCGCTGATCGCGGCTTCCGCTTCGGCGCGCTCGTGCGTAGGCATCGCGCTCAGGGTGCCCTCGCTGGTGAGGTACCGGCGCACTTCGGCGGGGTTCCAGCCGTCCGCGAGGCGGCTGGCGACGGCGTCGCGCATGCGGTCGCTGATCGGTTTCGGTTCGCCGTCGTCGTCGGGGTCGGGCGCGAGGGGGTTGGTAGCGAACGCTTCGGGTAGCGGCGGGTTCTTGTCGAACGCGCTGGCGGGGTACCGCGTGAAGCCTGCGGGTAGCCAGTCGGCTTCGTCCTCGGCGCCGTCCTTGATCGCGTTCACGGCGTCCGCGAGTTCGGCTTCGGCGGGGTCCACTGGCTGCGTGAGCGCGTCCATGCCCGCGCCGTTGATTGACGTCCACAGGCGCCCTTCGGCGTCGCGATGGAAGTCGTACTGGCCGTCATCGAGGCCGAGGGCGCGCAGGTTCGTGCTGGCGCGCTCGACGTCGGTGTCGCCCAAGTCCACGATCAACTGGTCTTGCTTCGGGCGACCGAGCGCGAAGTTGATCGCGGCGCCCGCTTCGACCTGCCCGAGCGCGGTGCCGAGCGCATGGTGCGCCTTCTCCAGCATCCGGCGCTTGTCGAGGATCATGCGGCGTGCCACGACGGCGTCCACGTTCGCGGTGATGTCGGGGACTTCCATCTCGGCGGCGGCGTCGCGCGCGACCTGCGCTTCATCGAGGGCGGTGCGCATGCGCTCGGTGCTGTTGCGGTCGTGGTACTCGCCCAAGCCGTCGCGGAGTAGATCGAGGTCTTCGGGTGTCTGGTTCTGGATCAGGTGCCGCGCGAGGAGTTGCGCGGCGGCGTTCGTGCCGAGCATGTCGAGCGCGGTGCGGTCGAGGACTTCGTGGCCGTACGTGGCGAGCGCGAGGTTGTTGAGGTGCGCGTACGCGCCCGCCGCGTGCGGTGCGCGCAAGGCGGTGCGCATGCGGTCGTAGCCCCACCCCATGCCTTCGTCGGCGGTAGCGGCGTCCAGGAACGCGCGCGTGAGGTCTTCATCCGCGGCGTCCTTGACGGCCTTCTCGATCTCCCGCGCGTGCTCCGGGCTGAGGGTGCTGGCGCTCACGTCCCACGGTGCATCCTTCGGCGGTTCGCTGGCGCGCGTCATCGCGTCGAGTTCGGCGTCGCTGCTGTCGGGATCGAGCGCGAGGTTCGTGATCCTGAGTTGGCGCTTCATCGCGCGCAGTTCCCGCATGGCGCCCAGGTACTCGCGGGCTTTCGCGGCGTTCTCGACCAACTGCTCGGGCTTCACCGGATCCGGCCGCGGCGGCTTCGGCTTCGGGTTCTGCTCGCGTTCGTCGCGGCGCGCCTGCATGCGCTCGCGCGCCTCGATCATCCGTGCGGCCTTCACCGGGTCCGTAGCGAGGACGGCGTCCACGCGCTTCTGAAAGAACGCGTCGTCCTCCTTGCGCGCGTCCTCGCGGGTGAAGCCGCGCTCCGCGGCTTCTTCCTTGGCGCTGAACGCGTACCCCCGCGTGCCGCTGCCGGTCGGCAGGGCGCCGGGCACCTGATCGGCGCTCACGCTTTCGTCGTGACCGAGGACGGCGGCGCGGACGGTGGTGTCCTGCGCGAGTTCGCGAATCGTTTCGCGCTCCAGCCGCCGCAAGCGCGTCTGCACCTTCGTGAGCGGTTCGTCGTCCTTGTCGTCGTCGTCGCTGCCGCCGGTGAACTCCTTGGCGAGCGACGCGGCGCGCTTCGTGACTTCGGCGACCTTGTCCTTCAGCGCCTTCTGCCGTTGCGCGCGCACCTCGCGCTGCTGATCGCTGAGGCCCGCCACGCGTTCCTTCGCGGCGGCGCGCAGCGCCTTCCGGCCACCGCTCGGTGCGGCGTCGGGATCGTCCGGCTTCTTCATGCGGTTCAGGCGCAGGCCGCGGAGTTCGGGTGCGCCGGTGATGACCGAGGCGGTGCCGTCCACGTGCTGTCGGATCTTGACGTGCACGTACGAGGGGTGGTCGGGGCCGTGCGGTTTGAGGGTGATCCACTTCTCGTCCGGCGCGTCACCCGCCTTCGCGAACGTCACGTGTTCGAGCGGGCTGAGGGTCGCGTAGAAGATCACGCGGCCCACCCGCGGGTGGTGCGCTTCGTAGTAGCCCGCGGTGAACGTCGGCCGGTACATGCCCTCACGGTAGCGGGCGCCGCCGTCGCAGGCGGTGGTGGGCGCGCGCCGGTCGGTCGAGATCCCGGTAGCGATCACTCGGGGCAGGCCGGTCGGCGAGTGCGGAGTCGGCCATCTACCCTTACCGTCGCGCTGTGCCGTGGCCTCCCACGGTGTCGCGCGCCCGGCTCAAGCGTACCGCCCCCGGCGCGGGCCGGGGGCGGGATCGGGTGGGGTTCGGATCAGCGGCTCATGCGGTCGTACTCGCTCCAGGTTTCGTAGCGGTCGTGGACGGGGATCGGGCCGGGGGTGGGGAATCGGCTGTCGCTCGACCAGACGAAGTGACCGCCGAACATTGGGGTCGTGTACCCGGCGTCGTGCATGCGCGCGTCGGCGGCGGGGATCGCGAAGTGCGCGGGCTTGCCGCCGATGTAGCGTTCCACGAACACGAGGGCGGGGCGGGTGTAGTCGGGTTCGGTGGGGGCGTCGAGGCCGGGGACGAGCAGGACGAGGGCGTTGTGCTTGCCGGTGACGCCGCCGTTGGTGGTGTCGCCGATGGACGTGCTGCGGAACACGTGGACGAGGAGGCCGGTGTCGGGCGCGGCGTCGAGGGCGGCGGCGGCGGGGTCGATGTAGGGCGTCGTGTTCGTCATGGTCTTACCTCCACCGACATGGTACGCCGACGCGCGTACGCACGTCAAGTGGGGTCGGGTAGCGCCTCGAACCACGCCCGCACCGCGGCTTCCGCGACGGTTTTCGCTTCGTCCAACGTGCTCTCGTTCTTGAAGAACGTGACGCCCGGCACGAGCGCGCGTGGTCGCCACCGCGCGCTCGGATCGTCGGCGCGCCACACGCCGTAGTCGATGCCGACCGCTGCGAGCATGGTCGTTCCGGCGTAGAGGCGCCAGAACAGATCGCGGCCCGCGCCGCGCGCGGTGTTGCGCCATTCGAGCGGCGGGCACCTCATGGCTTCGTGGCGGGGTGCTCGTGCGCGGCTGCGGCCATCACGATCTCGTCGGCGGCGGGCATGTCGCGCAGGGCGTCGGTCGGCAGGTCGCTCACGTTCACGTCGCGGCCACCGTCGGCGTACTGGATGATGGTGACGAGCGCGGGTCCGTGGATGCGGCGTCCGTTGGTGCTGGTGGGGTCCAGCATGCTCTGGCCCTTGGCGAGTTCGATGGTGTGGGTGCTCGTGCTCATGATCGTACCTCCGTCACCATCGTACGCCCTCGCGCGTACGCACGTCAAGTGGGTGGCGGCTCGGTGGCGACGCGCACGCGCGAGGCGATCCACTCGATTACGTTCACGGTCACGGCGTTGCCGCACATACGGTAGCGGTGCGTGTCGGCGATGGGGCGGCCGTTGTGGTCGTGGGCCGTCCAGTCGTCGGGGAAGCCTTGGAGGCGTTCGCACTCGCGGGGCGTGAGGCGGCGGACGGCGTACCCAGCTGCGTGGACTGCCGCGACTTGGGCGGTGATTTCGCTGGACTGCGGGCTACGGCTTGGGTCGTTCGCGGCGGTCAGCGTTGGCGCGAGAGCGACGTGCGGGTCGCTGTCGCCGCCGCTCGCGGCGAACAGGCTGACAAGCGTGGGCTGGGTCATGCGGTGAACAGGGTAGCGACCTTGAGGGCGGGGCCTGCGCCGATGAGGACGGGGGTGCCGTCGAGGCCGGTCATTCGTGCCCTCCTGATCCGACCGCGAGCCATCCGCGGCCGACCTGGGCGGCGGGCAGGGTGTAGCGGATGCCGTACGCGCTGTCGAGGGTGACGGTGATGATGCCGTCGTTGTCGGCGACGGCGACGACAACGCAGTTGATGATCTTGCCCTGGTCGAACACGTGCGCCTGATCGTCACGCTTGAAGGTGCCGCCCATCATGCCGGGGCGGGTCACGACGCTGCCGCCCGTCGCGGGTCGGCGTACCGTTCGTCCTTGTGGCCGTCCCCGGCGAACACGATGAGGGTGACGTATCGGAACGATTGGCCTTCGTCGCCTTCGATGATGTCGGGCGGGTCGAACGGGCGGGCGCCGCGGCTGTACTTGACCATCGCGCGCAGGTTCTTGTTCGGGTTCGCGGCGAGTTCGCGGCGCTTCCAGTAGTGGCCGCGGGCGAACACGGTCGGGTTGCCGTCGCGGTCGGTGTACTCGCGTCCGCCGATCAGGCGCCAGTCGAAGTCGTCGGCGTTGGCGTACGGGAGTCGGATGCCGCCGCGGGGGATGTCGCCGCTCCACATGCCGCGGGCGCCGACGGCGCGGAGCACGTCGAAGTATTTGCTGGCGGCGACGGTGATGCTGGACGACGTGCCGAGCGCGTCGGTGAGGTGGATGGTGATGTGCTCGAACAGGGGTGCGCGTTCGGTGGGGGTGGTGGTCACTTGTCCTCCAGCACCCATACGAGCGCGAAGTCGGTGAGGTGCGGCGTGACCATGATGTAGAACGGATCGCTTCCGCCGTTCCGGTTCGTGGCGTAGGCGCCGCGGCCGAGAATGTTGCCGAGGCTGTCCCAGTTCCCGGCCCACGTGAAGTCGATCATGCGGTACGCGAAGTCGTCCAGAAGGCTTTTCGCGCCGAACGTGCCGCGGGTGACGAAGAAGCAGGTGGGTTCGGGCACGCCGCGTTCGCGTTCGCCGGGGCACACGTCGGTCATGACGCCGTCCATGAAGTCCGCCATGACCCACGCGACTTCGCGCGGGGTCCAGTTCGTGCCGGTCTGTGCGGCGCCGACGGTGGCGAACAGGAGCGCGGCGAGGGCGATCACGGTGCGGGCGAAGGTTCGGGGGCGGGTGCTGGTCATGACTCCTCCGTGGGGTCGTCGGCGAGGGGCGGCAGGGCGAGGGCTTCGGTGAGGGCGAGGGCGGCGTCGCGGTAGCGGGCGGCGTTGCGGGGGTGCTGGCGCTTGACGAGGTCGTTCGCGAGGGTGAGCGCGCCGCCGATCAGGGCGAGAGCGTGCTTCCGGTCGATGGTGATGGTGTCGCTCGTGATGTGGACGCCGAAGTCCACCGATTGTGGGTCCGGGAACACGGCGGCGACCTTCATGGCGCTCGGGTGCGGCATGCGGAACGCGGGGCGGGTGCTGGGGTCGATGCCGTGCTCTGCCTCGACGGGGTCCGGGGCCGTGGCGTCGGGGCGCAGGTCGAGGTCGATGCTGGCTTCGACGCTGGCGAGGGTGCGGCGTGCGTCGAAGTAGGCATCGACCGCGTCGCGCTTCGTCCGGTTGGCGAGGAGCGCGTCGGCGGTGGCGCGGTACGCGCTGACGGCGTCGCGGTAGGCGCGCGCGATGGCGAGTTCGGCGGGTGTCATGCGCTGTACGTGCGCAGGCCGCTGCGGGCGCCGCGGATGGTGTCGAGGGTGCCGGTGTGGCTGAGTTCGACCAGGCGCTCCTCGGCTTCCTTGATCTTGCGGGCGACGAGGTCGTGCGCGGCTTCGCTGGGGGTGCGGGCCGCGAAGTCGCGCATGCGGATGATGGCGCGTTCGAGCCGGTCGCGGGGGTCGTCGGGGATCTCGTCGTCGCGGATGAGGGGCAGGTCGGGCGTCGGCGGCGTCGGTCGGGGTGGGTTTGGCGGCGGCGGATCCTGCGTGTACGCGTCGAGGTCGCGGTTGAGGCGTGCGTTGGCGCGCACGTCCTTCAGGCCGACGGCGGCGGTGATCGCCACGCTGGCGGCGCCGACGAGGATGAGGGTGGGGCCGATGAGTTCGTTCATGGTCGTACCTCCGCGTTCCACGTTACGGGACGGCAGGGGTCCGCGTCAACGTAGTCACCCGTTGGCAATACCGGATGTGGCGAGGGTTACAGCACGAAGTCGCGTGCGGCGGCGCGCATCGCGAACGTCGCCGTGCGCATCTGCGCTTCTACGCGGTCGCGTTCCTGCTTCGGCAGGCTCGCGAGCGGATCCGCGTACACCTTCCAGCCGCACCGGCAGTGCGGGTGCAGAGGGATCGCGGGGTACTCGATCACGTACTCGCCGGTGTCCTCGTCGCGGTAGATGCGGTACCCAACTCGCACCTTCCCGGTCCACACGTGCTTCTCGTCGTTGCGGTTCGGATCGCTGGGGTCCACGACCTCGAACTCGCGACCGTCCAACTTGCGGCAGTGGCGGCAGGCGTCCGCGGCGGCGCTCCAGCGCACGCGGGTGCCGGGCTTGAGGCTCGCGAGGAAGCCGTTGTTGCGATGGAACGCCGCCTCGGTGATCGCGATGCGGCGCCAGTCGCGATTGAGGGTCGCGAACTGATCGCGCAGCGTGCTCTCCAGGTGCGCGGTCGAGCGCGCACCGTTCATCTCCCACGCGTACAACGTCTGCCGCATGCGTTCGCGGGCGTCGTCGGCGAGGCGGGTGACGTACGCGGCGGCGCGGTGTTCGGCGTACTCGATCTGAAGCGCGGCGCGGTCGCCGACGATGCCGGGCGCGGCGCGCAGGGCGGCGCGCGGATCGGCGGTGATGCCGTCGAGGGTGGCGGCGTCGCGGGTGGCGGCGGCGCCGCGCATGCGGCCGACGAGGTACTGAGCGACGGCGGTCTTCTCCGCGCGGTCCTTCAGGCGCCCCTCGGCGAGCCATCGGCTCGTGGCGCCGTCCGCGAGGGCGTCGTACTGGTCGGGTGGCACCGTGACCGGCTCTCCGGCTCGGCGGCGCGCGTTGAGGTCGCGGAGGACGCCGTACGCGCGGTTGAGCAGGGCTTCGCGGTCGCGATCATCGAGCGCCTTCGCGATGGTGACGGACGGGTACGCGCTCGCGAGCGCGCCGCGGGTGAGGGCGGGCAGGCCGAGGGCGGCGTGCGCTTCGCGATGCACGCGTTGCAGGTAGCCGCTGCCGAGGTCGTACGCGTCCGTTTCGAGCATGCCCAGGAGCGGATCGTCGTCCTGCGTCCAGATGTCGTGCTCGCTGCTCACGTCACGGCCACCAGAGGCTCGCTTGGCCGTCGTGGCTGACCGCCTTGCCCATTACGCTCTCGTCCTCGGGCATCTGCGGTTCCGTTTGCGGCTGCTCGCCCTGCTCCTGCTGCATCTCCGGGTTGTCCTGGCCGGGCATCACTTGCATGGGGTTGCCCTCGCCGTCCATCATCACGCGGTTGCCGTCCTCGTCCGCATCACCACCGGCCGGTGGCGGTCCGGCCATCGGCTGCTGCGGTTGCGCGGCCTGCATGTAGATGCCCTGCAAGCCGGGGTTGAGGGGTGCGTCGTTCAGGATCTCGACGGGGTGTAGCGGCAAGCCGCGCTTGAGGCGGAACTCCCCGAACGTCGCGCCGATGCCCTCGTCCTGCTTCATCGACTGTTGATCGGGCAGGAGGCCGGTCCAGTACAGTTCGACTTCTTCGTCTACGGTTTGCACGAGTTCGTTGAGGGTGTTGCCGTAGAACGTCAGGAGCGGGTACAAGCCCTTGTCCTTGCTGCTGGTGATGCGTTCCTCGGTGTCGCTGCCGCTGAGGCTCGCGCCGCGGCTCGTGAACGCGTCGAAGTTGATCTCCTCCGGGTCCATGAGGTACAGCGCCGTCTTGAGGGACACCAGGAACGTCATCCACCGCGAGAACATCATCTCGGTGAAGTTCTGGCCGGTGCCGACGAACGTCGCGCCGCTCTCGCGTTCCTTGCTCACGAGCACGGGCAGGCGCCAACGGTTGCTCACGCCCGAAGTCCATGCGTCCCATTCCTCGCGGAGTTGCTGAATGTCCTGATCCGCGAAGTCCCCGAACAGCGTGAGGATGCCCTGCGGGATGCTGTTGTGCGTGAAGCCGCGCGCGTTGAGTTCCATCGCGTTCAGGAACGCGGTCACGACCCGGATCAGTTCCTCGACCTCGGGTTGGCCGTACCCCATCCACGAGTGATCGGACGTGGGGCGCCTGACCGGGTAGAGCAGGTCGTCGTGCGTGTACCACGCCTGGATGCGGCCCTCGCGGGTGAGGATCGCGATGGTCTGCTCCGCGTCCGGCAACTCGATCCCGTACTTGTCCATGAGTTCCGGGCGTTCCTCGTGCCCTTCGAGGCCGTACACGGGATCGGTGAGGTACGTGCGGCCCCCGTCCACCGCGACCCAGCCGTGCGTGCGTCCACTCAGGGTCGGCACGATCTCCACCGGCGCCGCGTCGAGCGCGAGGGAGTCCTGAAGGTGCTTCGCGGTGAAGTCCACGAGGCCGTCGCGTTTGAGCATCCGGCGGCGCCGCGTGTTGAACTCGGCGCCGCTGTTCATCACGTACTGGGTGAGCCACCAGAAGCGGTCGGCATCGCTGTCGTTCACCTGCCGGTTCGGATCGCGGTACCGCAACCGGAAGCCGGGCTTCCATTCGTCCTGTGATGGCGTCAGGAACCGCGTGACCTGGCTGATGCGCGTCCAGATGATGCTGCGCAGCACGACGTCGTTGCGGATGATGTGCCGCAACCGTGGGAAGTCGAGGCCGACGGGGCGCTGGAGCCACACGGTTCGGGACTCCTCGGGGCTGAGCGTCACCACCTGCTTCGCCATGCCCGGCGTCATGCCCTGACTGAGCGGCTTGATCAGGCGCTCCGCGGCGGCGGCGCCCGCGCGGCGCGCGTTCGCGTCCTCGGCTTTCGCGAGGCGTTGCGCCCACGCGAGCATCTGGTCGGGGTCGATGCCCTTCGCGAACGGCGCTGTCGCCTGCGCGGCCACCGCTTCCGCGTCGGCGCGCTCGTCGGCGGGTGCGCGCCGATCCATGAGCACGCGCGAGGCGCTGGTGAAGTCGGGCGTTCCAGCGGGCGTGTCGGAGGGTTTGCGCGCGAAGTAGCGCCGGGCCTTGGTCATGCACTCACCCTAGCCGCGCGTGCCGTGACACGGCGCCACCCTCTTGCCGCGCATCGGACGCTGGGTGTACGGTGGCTCCTACCAAGCGAACGCCCCACCTCGAAAGGTGGGGCGGGCTGCCGGTCGCAACCTGATCGCGCATCCCCCGAAGCCACGTGACCGAGGGGCCTGGACAGCCGTACCGTACCACACGGCTTCGGGGGTGTGCACGCAGGAACGACCGGCGACCCCGAAGGGACGCCCAACGTGCAGGACGACTTTTCTGGCAATCCCATCCCCGCCCCTTTCGTTCCGGCCGTGCTCGATGACCTCCTCGAAGCCTATGGGATCGACCCGTACGCTCGCGCGGTGCTGACGCGGATGATGCGTCGCGCGGGTGAGCACGGCGCGTGCTTCGAGAGCGCGCGATCCATGGGTCCGGCGTTGAGGATGAGCGCGAAACGGGTGCGCGCCGCTCAGGATCGGTTGGTCGAGGTCGGGCTGTTCATCGCCGACAAGCGGCCGGGCGCACCGACCGAATACCGCTGGACGGGCCGGGTAGGTGCGGTCGGAGCGACCGCACGTGCGGTCCCAGCGACCGCACCTACCGATCCGGTCGGCAAGGGGGGTGCGGTCCCAGCGACCGCACCTGCGGTCCGTGCGACCGCACCCCTGGTCCGAGGTGCGGTCCCAGCGACCGCACCTGAAGGTGGGGGTGCGGTCGGAGCGACCGCACGTGCGGTCCCGGCGACCGCAGGTGCGGTCCCAGCGACCGACGAAGGAAGTCAAGATCTTCAAGCTAGCCAGCCAGCCGTCCTCGAACGCGCGGCTGATCACGTGGACTCGACCCTCGACGCCTCGGAGTCCTGGGACTTGGACATGGTCGGCATCCCCGAAGTCCAGCCCGCCCGCGAACGAAGGGCACGTTCGCGGGCGGTTCATGCTGCGGACGATCCGGCGGTGAGCGATGAGGCGTCGTTCGCGGCGATGATGCGCGGCGAGGGCGGCGCGAAGCACGCCGCGCACGAAGCGCGTGCGTTCTTCGCGAGCATCTGGGATGCGCGGCAGATGGGGTACGCGTCCGTCAGGAACCGCATGCTCGGCTGGTACCGGCTTCACGGCGCGGAAGTGCTCATGCGCTTGTGGCAGGAAGCCCTCGCGAACGACACCGGCAAGGAGCCGTTCTGGTACTTCGTGAACGCGCTGTCCGGGCAGACGGTGTCGCGCACGCTCGCGACCGCAACCCAAGCCGCACCCGCGGTGCGCGTCGCAACCGGCGCGCCCGCGGGCGTCGTGGAAGGCGGCGTGGTACGCACGCCCGATGGACTGGAGGCTCGTGTGGATGCGATCACGAACGGTGGCAAGTTCGCGATGCTTGAAGGTGACGCGCGCTCGTGGATGACGTCGCTGCTGACGCCCGTCGCGGGGGTCGGCGCATGATGCCGCCCGGCGCGATGCCCGGCGCCTCGAACGACGGCGGTGCGCTTGCGAACCGGGTGCCGCACGACCTCGACGCGGAACGCAGCACCCTCGGTAGCATCCTTCTCGATCCCGAAGTCATGCCGGACGTGCAGAACGTCCTCGGCGGCGACCGCGCGTTCTACTCCGAGAAGCATCGCGTGATCTACCGCGCGCTGTCGGCGATGTTCGAGGCGGGCGATGCCATCGACCTCGTGACCGTGAGCGAGCACCTGCGCGTCCGTGGCGACCTTGAAGTGGTCGGAAGCATCGGGTACCTCGTCGCGCTCGCTGAGGGAACGACGACGGCGGCGTACGCGACGCACTACGCGGGGATCGTGCGCAAGAACGCGAGCCTGCGGCAAGTGATCGCCGTCGGGCATAAGATGGTGAGCCTTGCGAGCGCGGGCCTGGAGGACGCCGAAACCGTCCTCGGCCAAGCGCAAACGGCGCTCGCGGGGCTGCTCACCGGCGTCGCCACCGGCGACTACCGCCGCGCCGACGAGGTTGCCGCGGACGTCACCGCGTACGTCGCGGCGCTGCTCGCCGCCGACGGCACCCCGACCGGGATCCCGTCCGGCCTTGCGGACCTCGACGCGGTGCTGCACGGGTGGCAGAAGGGCGCGGTGTACGTCCTCGCGGCGCGGCCCGGCATGGGCAAGACCGCGGCGGCGCTCGGCGCGGCATGGCACGCGGCGTCGCGCGGCTCCAGCGTCGGCGTGTTCTCGCTCGAAATGCCGGATCGGGACTTGTTCCTGCGCCTCGCCGCCACCGAGGGCCGCGTGAACCTCGAACGCGTGCGGTCCGGCCGCGTTGGCGGTCGCGACATCGACCGGCTCGCGGACACGATCCAGCGGATCAGCACGAAGTCGCTGCTGTTCAACGACGTGAGCGATCTGACGGTGACGCAGTTGCGGACGAAGGCGCGGCTGATGATGGCGCGCGACGGCCTCGATCTGCTCGTCGTGGACTACCTGCAACTCCTCGCGCCCGAAGGCAAACGCTCCGGCGGTGGCGAGAATCGCGTGCAGGAAGTGAGCGCCATGAGCCGCGGGCTGAAGATGCTCGCGCGCGAACTCGACATCCCCGTGCTCGTGCTCTCCCAACTGAGCCGCCAGGTCGAGCAGCGCCCGAACAAACGCCCGATGCTTTCGGACCTGCGCGAGAGCGGCGCCGTCGAGCAGGACGCGGACGCGGTCATCTTCATCTACCGCGACGACTACTACGATCCGAACTCGACGGAGGCGGGCATCGCCGAGTTCATCATCGCCAAGAACCGCAACGGTCCGCTCGCAACCGTTCGGACGCAGTGGACGGGTGAGCACACGTCGTTCCGTGACCTCGCGCGGCACGATGCGGCGCCGCACCCTAGCCACTCGTGACACCCGCCGTGGCCGTCCCGCTTGCGGTACGGCCGCGGGTGTCCTATGCTCGGGACGACATGGATTCATTCCCCGACGCTCCGCTCGACGTGCGCCGCATCCACGACGCGATTCGCGCGCTCAGCGGTAAGGAACTGACCGCGCTCGCGAAACGCGCCGGGGTGGGCCGAACGACGCTCTACAACCTCCGCGCGAACACAAACCGGGACCGCATCCGCCTCGGCACGCTGGTGCGGATCCAGGAAGCCCTGAACGCCCCGGCTGAGGCCGACTGACCCCGGATCCCTGATGCCGCCCGCCGTTGACCTCTCCCGCATCGACCCCTACGGCGAATGGCAGAACGCGCCCTCGCATCCGACCATCGCGCGCCTGCTCACGGAACCGCTCGGTGTGTACGCGGACTCCATCGCGGTTCTGCGCGGCACCCGACCGAGCGACAACGCGCACGAAGCGCACGTGTGGTGGGCGAACCCTGAGAATCGTGCGCACCTCCTGAACGCGCTCCTGCGGCGCGGCGACCGGACCCTCGCGGAAGTCGAACGCGACGCCGACCTGCGGCCCGGCAAGGTGTACGCGTACCTGAAGTCCTTCGAGATCAGCTTCCGCGCGCGGCCCCGCAAGCACGTGCTCGCGATGGATCAGCACGGCGACCTGCACGAAGCGCACGTGACGCGCATCGACGCGAAAGAACCGACCCTCGCGAACCTGCGCCTGCACGCGTACCCGGACGTCGTTCGGGGCCGATGGAGCGCAAGCAACGCGTGCTTCCGGCTGATCGAACCGCTCGATCAACCGTTCGGGATGCTGCCCATCCCCATCGCTGCGCGCGTCGTGCACGTGCACGTCGTAGACCTCGCGAAAGCCCTCGCGCGCGCAGGCTGCGGCGGCACCGGCAACGTCTACATCGCGCACCTCGCGAGGCTGTTCCCCGACCCGTGGTGGATCGAGGATGCGCACCGCGCCTACGCTCGGCACCTTGAGGATGACACCCGGCAACTCGCGCACGTGATCGACGCAGAACGCGCCCGCGCCCGAGCGCGCGAACACCGCCGCCAGGTGCAGTATGCGCTCGCGCCATGACCTCGCGCGGCAAGGGGCGCTCTGGCCGGACCTCGTGCCGGTCCAGCGCACGCGCATGCGCCCCCCCGGCCGCGCCGTGCACGGCGACACCCGCTACCGCGCCCGCCCGAAGCACCTCGCGGACGCGCTCTCGATCCTCGACCTGCCCGAAGGCGCCGCGAACCTCCGCGCGCACGACCTCGCGCCCGGCCGCATCCCCCGCGCATGGCGCGAGCAAGGCATCGCCGACGAGGGCGGCGTCACCGCGAAGGGCGCGCGCGTCCTCGAACACCTCGAACGGTTGCGCGCCTTCCGAATCGACCCCCACGACCTCGTGCATGCTGAGGGTCTGCGGGCGCTCGCACTTGTATACATCCTCCTTGCCCTTCGCGCTGGACCCTGCGACCACCCGCCCGCCTGGGTTGACGCTCGCCTGGTCACACCCGACCACCGCCTAACCGTCAAAGGGAACGGCGTGCTGGACACCCTCACTGCCCTCGCATTCACCCTCGATGTTCCCCTGGGCGCGCTCGACTAAAGGAGGAAGTCGCATGCCCGAGATCCTGTTCCTCACCGCCGTCTATGCCATTGGTGCCTCGCTCACCGCGTACGTGATCTACGACACCGCCGATCAGGCACGCCGCCGCAAGAACGCACGGCTGCACGCCGTCGCAGCCATCTCAAGCCTGCTGTGGCCGCTGTTCGGCACGCTCATGATCGTCACGAACCTCGTCGGCAAGCACGACACGAAGGCCGAACGCGACCACGACCGCAACCCGCTCACGTGAAGGCACCCGTCGTCGTCGCGTTCGATCCCGGCACCACACAAGTCGGGTACGCGGTCGCGACCCGTGACGACGACGGACGACTGAAGATCGCTGCGCTCGAACGCCTCGAAGCCCGCGTGGGCACCTTGCGGGGCGTGATCGCGGCTGCTGGGCCGGATGCGGTGGTCGGCATCGAAGTGCTGCCCGGCTTCCTCGCCGCGAAAGCGCGCGCGGACGCGCTGTTCCACACCGCGCACGTCGCGGGCCTGATCGAAGGTTGCGCCGCCGGGCATCGCGTGTACCACCTGCCCGCGAACGGTGCGGGCATGCGCTCGTCGTGGCGGGGGTACCTGACGCAGAATCCGCGCGCCGCGGACGACGCGGTGAAACGCGCGCTCGAACTGCACTACCCGGAACTGAAGTCGAGGCGGTCGAGCGTGCACGTGCGGGACGCGCTTGGGCTTGCGACGGTGCTGTTGCTGCTGCACGAGAGCGCGTACGGGCGGAAGGCGCTTGAGGGGATGGCGACGCCGCACGGTTGACGCGGCCCCCCCGTTGTCCCGTAAGATGGACGGCGTAGGTTCACCCCCAAGGAGAAGCCCCATGAATGTCGTGCTCCTCACCGGCGTCGCCACCGACGCGCAACTCCGCTACACGCCCAACGGCAAACCCATCCTGAACTTCCGCATCGCAGGCGTCCGCACGATCCAACGCGGCGACGGCCAAACCGCCGACGTGTTCTCGTCCCACATCGTCAGCCTCTACGGCGAACGCGCCGAACGCTGGGCGGCACTCATCGGCGACGACCCCCTCCCCCAAGCCGTGCACGCGCAAGCGCGCCTGCGGTCGTACGCAACCGACCAGCCCGACGGAAGCAAGCGGTACGGCACCAGCATCGACATCGACCAACTCCACTTCCTGCCCGGCGACCACGAGATCAAGCAAGGCGAGTACGGCCCGCTCCTCGTCGGCGGCGCCTCACGCGCGCTGCTGCTCGGCAACGTCACCCGCGACGGCGAACTCCGGTACACCGGCAACGGCAACGCGGTCGCGAACCTCAACATCGCCGTGAACGAGTACAACCCCGTCACGAAGGAATCCCGCGGCAACTTCATCACCGTCACCGCCTGGGGCGAAGCCCTCGCGAACACCGCCGCCGAGTGCACGAAAGGCACCCCCGTGCGCGTCGCGGGCGCCGTCGTGCTCTCGTCCTGGGACGACCGCGACGGGAACAAGCGGTACCAACTCCGCGTGAACGCCGACGAGATCCTGCGCCTCGCAAGCCCCGCGTACCAAGGCGACGACCGGCCCGCGCGCACCGCGCCCACCACCGCGCCCGCTGCCGCCACCAGCGCCCGGCCCGCGGCGCCCGCGAAGCCCGCCGCCCGGCAACTCGACATTGACGAGGAGTTCCCGCCGGAAGAAAACCTCCCCTTCTAGCCTTTTTAGGGCATCGTGAGGGATGCCACCGAAAGCCGGACGGCCACCGACATGCGAGTGCGGTACCTGCCCGAAGCGCAAGCATCGAGAGTACATGCGGGCGTGGTACCGCCGGAAGACACCAGAGGAGCGACGCGCGTGGGTAGCAAAGCGTGACCCCGAACGGGTCCGAGCGGCGGATCGCAAGCGGTACCGCGAGCAGCCGGAACGGCAAAGTCCGGCTGCTCGACGCGATCCGGCTAAGCATCGCGCCGCCCGTCACGTCAACAACGCAACGCAGCGCGGCAAGCTCGTGCGCCCCGACCGCTGCTCGGAGTGCGGGCGCGCCTGCCACCCTGACGCGCACCACGAGGACTATGCGAAACCGCTGGAGGTCGTGTGGTTGTGCCGCTCGTGCCACATGGCTCGCCACCGCAAGGCCGACGAAGATCTCGTGAGGGAGTGATTTCCTGATGATCCATCGCGTGCGCATTCCCCTTGACGCGCTCAAGGCGAGCATGAACGTCCTCGGCGCCTTCCACCCCACCAGCGGTGAAGCGCGTGGCGTACCTACCCGCCTGCACCGCGTAGACGACACCGTGTACCTCGACGTCGCGAGTCCGACCACGAACCGTGCCGCGACCCGGCACGAGATCGAGCCTGACGGGTTCACCGGCGTGAGCCGCGCGGTGATGGTGCCGCACCCGCCGCTCGCCGCGCTGATCGACAAGGCCGACGATGAGGGCGAAGGCGTGGTGCTCGCCTGGAACGATGATCCGAAGATCACGGGCCTCGTGCTCACCAGCGGACGCTTCGAGGCGCAGGTCAAGGAGCGCGAAGCGGAACCGAACGTCACCATGGAAGCCGTACGCGCGTGGAGTTCCGAAGCGGACGCTTGCGCGAGCGCCACCATGCCCGCCGAAAGCCTGCTCGCGCTCTTGGACGCTCACGCGTTCGCGTCGCCGCTGCCCGGAAGCGGGGGGATCAGCGGTGTCAAGTTCCACCGCGCGCCCGGTCGCCTCGGCGTGGTCGCCACGAACGGCTTCCTCCTCGCGCACGTGAGCGTGCCCGTCCCGGACGGCGACATCGCATGGCCGGACGATGCGCCACCGCTGATCGTCGCGCGGTACAACGTCGCGATTCTGCGCGCACGCGTCGCCGCGCTGCCCGCCGACGCCCGCATCCGGCTCTGGCACACGCGGTCGCACCTCGCGCTCGCATGCGACGCATGGCACGCGGAAGTGCGCGCCCTCGACCCGAGGGCGTCGTTCCCGGATTGGCAACCGATCCTGCGGAAGTTGGCGACCGCTCCGTACCGCGACGACGTGACGCTCGACGCGAACGAGGTTGCCGTCGTCGTGAAGCGCGTCAGCGCCCTCGCGAACGGTCGTTTCGGGCCGGTAGGCAACTCCGCGGTGCGGTTGCACCTCGGCGAGTTCTCGAACGGCCTCGGCGTCGCGATCCCGGTGAGCCTCGCCGAAGGCGAAGCGGAAGTGCACGACCAGTTGCCGGTGGCGGGCATCACGGACCTCGCGCGCGACGGCGACCGCAACGCGGGCGCCGCGTACAACGGTGGGCACCTCGCTACCGCCGCCGACCGGCTGTTCCGCGGGCAGAAGATCCGGGCGCTCACCCGCGACGGCGGCGCGCTGTACCTGGCCGCGATCACGGACGCGCGATCCACCGAGTTCGTGATCCAAGCCGTGCGCCGATGAACCGCAAACGGACCGCAAAGCGCACCAGCCATCATGGCTGCGAACCGCGTGCCGCACGCGGTTCGTTTGTGCGCTGGCACCGCAAAGAACGACTAAGCCATGGCTTAGTCATGGCTTGGGCATGGCTACCCATCCGCACGGCTGGGGCACGATAAGGGCATGAGTCAACGACGCCGCACGGCTCCAGACCTCGAACCGATGGTGGACATGCCGAAAGGGGGCCGGGCGCCGCGCTGCCAAGCGTTGAAGAAGGACGGTACCCAGTGCGGCGCCGTCGCGACCGCCGGGTTCGACGTGTGCTGGAAGCACGGTAGCGGTAGCCCGAAGCGCGTCGCCGAGGGGCGCGCGAAGGATCCACGCGTCGGGCGTCCGCTCGTGCACGGGCTGTACTCGAAGCGGGCGAGCACGCACCTGCGCGAAGTGATCGCCGCGCTGGACGAGGCGCAGATCGAGATGGACGATAGCGACGCCGAGATCAAGGTCGCGAAGGCGGTGCTCGCGTTCACCATCGACCGCGCGGACGACATTCAGGGCGCCGCATCCGGGTTGCCTGAGCAGATCGAGGACTTCCGGGCGGCGCTCTCGGGCGCGATCATGGAGCCGGGCGATTTCCGGCAGGCGTACGCGTTCCTGCGCGGCCTCACAAGCACCGTGGGCATGCTGGACTCGTGGACGACGAAGGTCGCGGGCCTCGCACTGGAGATCGTGAAGGCAACGAAGGCGCGCGCCGAAACGAAAGCGAAGTTGGCGCAGGCTGAGGCGTTGGACACGATCCGCACGTTCGCGCTCGCGGTCCGGCACATCGTTTGGGACTTGCTACCTGAGGAGCAGTTCGACGTGTACGAGGACCGCTTGCGGCGTGAGGTGTTCGCGCCGAACGGCTTGATCCTCGAAGCCGGTGACGACGACGTGGTTGATGTCGAGGTCGAGGACGTGGAGTGAAGCGCCTTTGGAGCGGGTGCCCGCGCATCATGGGGGCAGGGCGCGCCTCGTGCGCAACTTCCTCCCCCCGCACGCCCCAAACGAACGCCCCCGACGAGAGCCGGGGGCGTTCACCGTTGTGGTGGGCGGCGGTTAGAAGGGCGCAGGGTGGGCGTCGAGTCCGGCGGCGATGACCTTCCCGCGCTGCTCGGGCGATAGCGCCTCGAACCGTTCCGCGTACCGCTGCGGCATCCGCGCGCGGTACGCGGCGGTCGCCTCACCCTTCCGCAACCGACGCTTGGCGTTCACGCGTTCCAGCGCGGCGAGGCGCGCGGCGTTCTTCGGGGCGGTGGGTGCGGTGTCGGCGCGGTACGTCGAGGCGGCGGCGTCGATGCGGTCCGGTTCGCTGCGGGCGGTGAGGTTCTGCGGGGGCACGCTCACGTGCCGGTGGCGGCCGTTGTCGGCGATCAGGACGGTGACGCGTGCCGCGCCGATCCGCATGACGTTCGCGGGCGTGCGCGTGCCGTCCGACGCGGTCCACGTCACCGCGTCGCCCACGGTCCAGTCGGCGGCGTTCATGCGTCGGCGTCCAGGAGTGCGGCGTCCGCGATCTGGATGGCGCGCTCGATGAGGTAGGCACGCTGCGCCTCGTCGCGGGTGGGGAAGCCGTCCGCGAGAAGGCCGGTGATGGCGGCGCACATGAACTGGTTGTGCTGGGCCACACGCGCGCGTTCGGTCGCGGCGGTGTCGTCGTGGAGTTCGGACATGGTCAAGCCTCCTTGGGCGTGCGGTCGTGCTGGCGGATGGCGAGGTCGTGCATCGACAGGCTGATGGCGCGGATGACGTTCGCGGCGACCGGCGCGGCGAGGATCATGTCGCGGCCGTGCAGCACGAGTCCGCCACTCGTCGGGACGCCGTCCTTTCGGATGATGCGCTCGGCGAGGAGGCGGATCGGGATGCCGCGGTCGTCCACGTACGTCACGCCCGCGAACTCGGGCAGGGGGCGCAGGTGCGGGCGCGCGCGGTAGTCGGGACTGAACAGGTCGAGGTACACCGCCTCGCGCGGCGCGTCCTCGATGCGGTACAGGGTCGGGTTCGCGTCCGCGTGCAGCCGCTCGACTTCGGCGCGCAGGTTGCGCAGGCTGTCGCGCGCCCATGCGGGCAGTTTGGACTCGTCGTGCTTCATCGCTGCTTCTCCTTGATCCACGCGTGCTCGTCCTCGGGTTCGGTGCTCGGTGCGGGCGCGAACGCGGTACCGACGACCTTCAGCACGCGCTCTGCGCGCTCGGACTGCGCCGCGTCCGCGCGACGCCCGAACAGCGCGAGTTCGCGCACGTCCATGAGGTCGAGGCCGACGTTCGCGAGGTGCTTCGCGAGGCGGTCGATGTGCTGCTGCATCGCGATCTCGCGGGCGCGCGCGAGGGCGGGGTGCCCGGCGGGGTACAGGTCCGGGCTTGTCCACGCGGTCGCGTTGCCGACCTTGCGCCCGCTGTCGCGCATGAATCGGGTGCCGTTCGCGAGCACGACCTGGGTCTTCGTCACGCGTTCGACGGTGGTCATGGTCACGCGCGGTCGCGAACGGTTCATGCCGTCGGCGTCCACGATGCCGCACTCGACACCGGGCGCCGCCCAGTCCAGGGCGGCTCTCATGCGCCCGCTCCGGCGTGGACTTCGAGGGTGCCGATGCGGTCGCCGTCGCGGTTGAGGACGCGGAACGTCCAGTCGGTCCAGAGTTCGAGGTCGAGGGGGGTGGCGCTGCGGCGGATGGTGCGCGCGAGCGCACGGGTGTCGATCATGCCCTCGTGGTCGCCTTCCTCGAACACGGCGAGTTCGACGGGGATGCTGTCACCGTGCGCGTAGGTGAAGGTGCCGTGGGCGGTGCCGGTGGCGATGGGGGCGTTCGCGTCGATCATGGTCGTACCTCCACGAGCATCCTAACCCCTCGCGCGTACGCGCGTCAACCGTCGAACAGGGGGCCGAACGATGCGGGCGCGACGGGCGCCTCGTCGGCGTCTTCGAGGTCGTGCGGGTGCGCAAGCCAATGCGCGGTGCGGGCACGCGCGATGCTCGCGTACGCGGGATCGAGTTCGATGCCCGTCGCCTCGTCCCACCCCGCGAGGAGCGCGCCGATCACCTCGCTGCCGACACCGCTGAACGGCGTCACGATCCGCCGCGGCATCCCGTCCGCGCGCTCGGGCGGTAGCAGCAGCCGCGCGAGGTAGGTCGTCAGGGCGAGCGGCTTATGGGTCGGGTGGGTCGAGCCTTTGGCGCCTTCGCTTCGCAGCCTTACGCGCGCGTTTCTCGCCCACCACTCGGGCGATGTGGCAGGGTCGGCACCGTCCGTAGAGCGGCCACCCCTCGCGGGAGAGGTACCAATGCTCGGCGTCGATGGGCTTGAGTTCGCGGCAGATGGAGCAGGGCTTGTACCAGCGTCCACCTCGCTGCTCGCAGCCAGAGTGAAGGCGCTTGTGTGTCGTTGGGTCAACGAGCGCAAGGTTGGCGATGGCGTTGTTGAGGGGGTCGCCGTCGAGATGGTGAACCTGCATCCCTGCTGGGATGCTTCCGTGATGCCGCTCCCAAACAAGAACGTGTTCCATTCGGCTACGTCGCTGTTCGGCGTCCCAAACGCGCCTATAACCCTTGGGGGTGATGGTGCCGTATCCACCTGGAGCCGTGCTTCGTGTTCCTCGCCGTCCCATGTGCTTGACGATACCACGATAGTTTCGATGTGCCCTAGCCCGGCCATGCGCTCGTGGCGCGAACTCTTAGCCGTGTAGAAGAACCGGGCCGCGCTACCGGACCCTCCGAAGCCGACGTCAGGGGTTCCGGGCGGGTGTTTGCCGATACCGCCGAAGGCGATGCGCCCGCCGTGGGTTACGCCGTTGCGCTTGACCGCGACGCCGTCGGTGCTCTCTGGGAATCCCGCGAGCACTTCGTCGCTGCCGTCATGAATCACGTTCGCAGGCCAACGGCCGAGGGTGTTCACCCGGTCGGCCACGGTCGAACCTTGCGCTTTTGCGCTTGGGCCTTGCCAGGTGTCGTCGGGGACCGTTTGCTTGCCGCTTCGCAACCACGACTCCCCGCGATCAGCCGCCCAATCCGTCGGCACTCGGCACCCGTCGATGTTGAGTGCGCCGGTGCCGTGCCTTAGAACGTTCGCGGCGACCGTGCCTTCGGGTGGCTTGCGCACGAGCGTCCACAGTTCTATCGCGGGCTTGAGGGCGGTGCCGTACCCCTGCCACCGCTCCGCGTCCGGGGTGGCGGCGCCCGTCTTGTCGGGGCGCACAGGCTTGCGCCATCCGCTGCTGGTCGTCGCCGTTTCGCCCGCGACGCCCGTGCCCGCGTCTCCAGGGCGCGCGGCCGGGTTGGGGCCGATCACCGGCCGCTCGGCGCCCGCGGCGCGGTCGATGCCCTTGCTCACGTCGTGGCTCTTGGGGAAGCCGCTGCCGTAGAGCCATGCGATCACGTCGCGGATCTCGAAGCCCGCATCCTCCAATGCCGTCACCATGCGGTGCTGGGTGCGGGTGCCGCACGCGACGAGCGCGAACGCGCCGGGCTTGAGCACGCGCAGCGCCTCGCGCCACACGGCGGGATTATGGGCGACGTCGCCGCCGTCCCACGTCATCCCCATGAAGCCTGCGGTGACGCGCGCGCGTCCGTACGGGTTGTCGAGGGTGACGCTCGCGGGGCCGCTGCCGCCCTTCTTGCCGGTCGTGAGGTGGTACGGCGGGTCGCAGAGCATGGCGTCGAACGAGTTCGCGGGCAGGGTGGCGAGGGTGGCGAGCGCGTCGCCGGTGAGGTAGGTGGCGGGCATCGTGCCTCCATGGTCGAGCGCCCCCGCGTGAGCAGGGGCGCCGGGTCGAGCGGGGGTGGATCAGGTGCGGAACACGCCGAGGGCGAGATCGTTGGCGTACGCAGCGCGCGTCCGCCACACCGCGCCGCACGCGTGGCACCGCACCTGCGAGTAGCCCGATGGCGTCCAGCGGTAGCCGCTGAACGCGCTGCGGTTGCCATGCAGCACGTCAACAGTCCAGTCGCGTGCCCGGAGCGGCTTGGACCGCTCCGGGCACGAGCACGCGGGGGCGCCGCTCACGAGAGGGTGCTGATGCTGTCGAGGATGCCGAGGCGCTTCGCGTACACGCCGTCCGCCTTCGCGTGGTCGATGATGGCGCTCGACACGCGGCCCTTCGGCAGTTGGCCGAACGGCAGGATCACGCGGACCGGCTCGTCACCGATCATGCCGTGGCAGTAACTCACGTCCCACATGGGGAAGCCGGGATCGGTGAGCAGGCGCAGGCGCGTGACGCGCAGGCCCGGCTCCGTCCACGGGACGGCGCGTTCGATGCGGTGCGTGAAGTCGTCGTGGTACGCGGTCGGGTTGTCGAGGCCGTTCGTTTCGTTGGGGGCGCGGGTGACGACGGGCACGGTCACGCACCCCCCTTCGTGCGGTACTCGGCGGGGATCAGGCGCGCGCAATCGCTTCCGACCGGGTGGTGGCCGAGGTCGCCGCCGTCGGCTTCGTACGCGTCCTCGTCGTCGCGGTGCAGGAGCCGGTCGCCGCCGTCTACCGCGTGAACCCAGTGCTTCGCGACCTTGATGTGGCGCCCGCAGATGTAGCAGGGGCCGTCGCCGTCGCCGCGGACGATGCCGTCGTAGGTGTCGCCGCCCTTCGCTTCGGGGACGGGGATCGTGCGCAGGTTCGAGGCGGCGCCGACGTAGGTGCTGGGTTCGGTGTTCGTCATGGTCTAACCTCCACCAGCATCCTAAGCCCTCGCGCGTACGCACGTCAAGCGGTCGTCACTTCTTCCGGTACGCGTTGCACTTCGGCGTGGTCATCGTCACGCGCAAGTCCATGAACTGATTCGCGGGAAGCCCGCACCGGCCCGTGTCCCCGATCAGGCCGCGCATGTACTGGCACGTGCCGCACGTGTGCTCCATCGCTTGCCGCTGCTCGCGCGCGACCTGCGACGGCGGCAACGGCGAGAGTGCGTCAAGCTGCGATGGCACGCCGCGCTCGACGTCGCGACCGAGCCACGCCTTCGTGCCGCCATGCGCGCGCTCCAAGCCCGCGCACGCGAACAGGTGCGCGTGCGCGAAGTGCGGATCCACCGCCAGGTGCCGGTAGATGCGCGTGACCTCGTTCGTGACGACCGTCTCGCCGTTCGCGAGCTTGATCGTGCGCGGGATCGTCGCGCGCGCGATGTTCTCCATGTGCCGGTAATACTCGTCCGCGATGCTGACGGTCTGCACGACCCCGCCGAGGCGTCGTGCCTGCCGCAACTCCTCGAAGTCCACCGGAAGCGCCATGCGTTGCACACCGAACAGCGCGAGCGCCCAGTCCAGCGCCTTGTAGCGGTCGAGGTGCACGCGTTGCGCCCATTTCACCTCACCGCTTGCCTTCCTGAGCGATTCCTTGTCGCGATGGTCGAGCCATTCAATCGGGTACGGCCGGTCGCCGGTGGTGTAGTCCGCGAGCCACACCATGCTCCCAAGTTCGTTGCCCAAGTCCTTCACGAAGTCGTACGACGGTTCGCCGTCGGCAACGACGATCTTCACGTGCCATCGGCGCGCGAGCGCCGCCACCTGCTCCACCGCGTCACGGCCGGACGCCTCGATCACGCCCGCGTGCAGCACGTCGTACGTGCCGCCGCGGCCGACGCGGTAGATGAGCACGTGCTTCTCCGGGGCGCGCTGGTCGAGGCCGAGGCTGACCCAGTCGCCGCGCACGTCGTCGGGATCGTGAATGAGGCGCAGGTCGTCGCGCTTGCAAGCCATGACCACGTCACGGGGTGCGGGGACGGCGTCCGGGTCGCTGTACGGGCGTCCGAGGCGGCTGTTGTAGAACTCGGCGCGGTTGTCGCCGCGCGTCCATGCGCTCCACAGGTCCGGGAGTCCGCCCTGCCCTTTGAGGATCTGACTGAACTGGTACCCCTCCCACTCGGCGCCCGGCTGCTCGGGCTGGTACCAGCCCTGGCTGAACATCCACTCGTCCTCGATCACGCGGCCACACTCGGGGCATGCGTACCGAAGGCCGTCGGGTGTTTCGCGGACGATCTCCGGCCACAGCAGCGGCAGGATCATGCCCTTCGTGTGATTCTTGCACGCCGCGTTCGAGCACGGCGTTCGCCACCAGTTCATGGTGCTGCGCTCGAAGTAGCGGTGAATGTCCATGCCGGGGAAGCCCGCCGTGCTGTTGAGTTCGATGAGGCCGCGGCGCCCGGTGACGGGATCGCGAATGGTGCTCTCGCTGACGCGCACGAACGCGCGTTCGATGGTCGCCAAGTCCATGAGGCGCACTTCGTCAAAGAGCATCGCGTCGGCGGGGAACGAGTCCACGCCGATGCCGGAGCGCATGCCGCGGAAGCGCATGGTGCTCACGCCGAGGCGCACGAGGCCGACGGCGTCCACGTCGGCGGCGAGGTTCATCATCTTGCTCGAACTCTGCATCATGGGGCGGAAGCGGGATCGGTGCAGGTCGAGGACCGCGTCGAGGGTCGGGAACATGAGCGCGGTGTTCATGCGGCGGCGGCTGTCGGCGGTGAGCCACGCCGCGCGGTAGATGAGCTTCACGGTGAGGCCCATCTGCGCGGCTTTCATGATCACGAGGCGCCGGTACGGGCGGTCGCGATGCTCGGCGTACAGCGCGCGCAGGTGCGGACGCTGGGTGAGGTCGTGCCTGCCGCCACCGATGCCTTCCGGGCGGATGCCGGACGCGCGCACGAACGCGTCGAGGGTCGTGAGGTCCGACGGTTGGAACACGGGTGTCGGCCGGAACGACTCCTCGGCGACGGTGCGCGTCGCGTTGAGCGTGCGGAACCGGGTGTCGGGCATGCGGGGGCGCCCGCGAGTGATGGTCACGGGCGCCCGGTCCTCACGCGTTGCCGCTCGGCCACTTGCGCCTACTCGCCGCCGACGTGCGCGAGGCTGGTTTCGGGAATGTGCACGCGATGAATGTGCTGATCGCGGGTGCGCCACTCGCAGAGGTACACCGTCTGGAAGCGGTCGAGGTCGCTACCGTCGGCTTCGATGCGCGCCGCGACGATGCGGACGGGCATGCGGTCGCCGTCCGGTGCGCGGTACTCCACGATGCGGCCGGGCAGGAACTTCGGGACGGGCAGGACGGGGTTCACTTCGATGCTCATGCTTCCTCCAAGGCTTCCTGGACTTCGCTCGCGATGCGACGAAGGTGGTGCCGCAAGTGCTGGATCTCGTTCTCCATGCTCTTGACGACGGTCGTGGGTCCGCCGACGTCGTCGCCGGTGGCTGCATCGTACGTGGCGGCGAAGATGTCAGGCTTGCACGGGTAGAACTCGCCCGCCACGCCGCGGATGACGTAATCGCCGAACCTTGCAATCATGGTGCCTTCGGCTGTGAGGACGGCGATGCCGTTCCGCTCTGGTTCCGCGGTGCCACCGTGCACCACGATCCAGTCGGCGACGGCGCGCGCGTCGTGGTACGTGGTGATCGGTCCCGCGGCTTCGATCAGGACGGGTCGTTTGCGGTACGTGCGCGGGTTCATCGTGCGGCTTTCGCGGCGGCATCGAACGCGGTCGCGCGGTCGAGCCACGCGCGGGCGGCTTCGGCGTCGCCGTCGTGGTGGGCGCGGGCGGCTTCGGCGCGCGCGGCGGTCGCGGCCCACGTGAGCGCGGGCGCGTCCGGTTTGAGCGTGACGGCGCCCACGAACGCGTTGCGGTCGTGGGCTGCGGCCAGGGCCAAGTGGATGGCGTTTGCTTGGTCGTACGCGTTCGCGAGCGCGCGGAAGGCGGCGAGCACGTCGAAGGATCGCGCGCGGATCTCGATGCTGCCCCCGTGCCAGGGCACCGGGTTCTTCGAGTACAGCACCGGCGTGCGCACCGCGGCGGCGTCGCGCACCTGCCGGGACACCTTCTCGAACGCGTGCGCGAGGATCGCGTCGCCGTCGATGGCTTCCGAGATCGCGAGGTCGGGCACCATCTGTACCGCGCCGAACTGCTCGGCTTCGAGCAGGAAGCGCCGCTCGGTGTCCGTGAATCGCGGTGCGGGCGGCAACGTGAGGGTCATGGGCGGCTCCTCCATCATGCGGGTTCGCCCATAGCGGTGCGAACGATCAGGGCGGCGTCCGCGAGGGGTTGCGCGCCGTAGCGACGCGTGAGCGGTCCGCCCGTCGCGGAGTCCTCGACGGCGGCGTTGCACAGCAGCGTGAGCGCGTCGTGCAGGCTCGTCGTGAGCGGGATCGTGTCCTCGACCTGGATGCGGCGCGTCTTGCCGTCGATGAGGGCGTCCACCCATCGCGGCGCGGTCACGGTCAGGACGTCGAAGTCGGTGACGAAGTTCTCGGGTGGCGCGGTGACGATGATCGCGGCGTGCTTCCGGTGCGGCGCGCTCATGCGCGCGCCTCGGCGATGATGGCTTCGGGGAAGTCGTACACGCGTTCGCGTCCGGCGCCGTCGGGTTCGAGCAGGCCGCGCTCCACCATCCGCCGGAGGGCGCTGTCGATCCCGGCGTACGTGAGGCCCCCGCCGAGGTGTTCGTTCGCGATCTTGCGCGGCGTGAGGCGGCGCGGCCACGCGCGATGAAGGCTCGTGTAGATCGCGAGTTCGGTGGGTGCGAGCGCGCGACCGAGCACCTTCGCGGCGGCTACCTTGAGGGCGGTGAGGGGCGGACGATCAGCGCGTGTGGGCATGCGCGTACGCCTCCTGCTCGTCGGTGAGCCTGCGGATGGACTCGCGGTGGTTCTTGATGTCGCGTTCGGTTTGCGTGAGGCGGTGCGCGATGGCGGCGGCGGCGGTGACGTGCAGCGGCACCTTGCCGTGCTTCGCCCAGCCGCGCTTGAGGATGCCGCGCACCATCGCGAGCGGCAGGTAGATCGGGAAGGACTCGCGGACGCGGGCGGGCGTGACGCGTGCGGCTTCGTGCGGGTCGTTGAGCCATTCCCAGTAGTGGCCGTTGACGTGCACGCGTTTCTTGTGCGGCCGGTACGTGACGCTCGCGACGGGGTCGGCGAGGTACCCGCACGCGTACAGGTGGATGCTGTGGTCGTCGGTGTCGTCCAGGAGCGTGTCCGCGAGGCCGTTGTCGTCCTCGTTGGCGGTGGTGGGCGCCTCCATGTGCACCCGCCATGCTTGGAGCAAGTGCAGGGTGCGGTCGCGTTCGAGGACGTCGATCAGGGGCGCGGGTGCGGTGGTCATGCGGTCGGGTCGGGGATCGCGTCGAAGATGCTGGTCTTGAGCGGCCCGTCCGGCAGGTACGTGTCCACGTGCTCGCGGATGAGGGTGCGTTCGGCGGTGGTGAGCGCGATCCCCACGGTTTCCGGCGCTGCGTAGGGGTAGGGGCCGTCGAACGCGATGCGGCGCATGAGCGTGTCGAAGTCCTCGTTGAGCGTGTCCGCGATGGCGTCGCGTTCGGAGGGTACGGTGCGTCCGAGGGCGTACGCGATGGCGACCGCGTGTTCGAGCGTGAGGCGGGCGGGTGCAGGGTCGGGCGTCGGCATGATCGAACCTCCTGGGTGTTGCCATTCCATTATGGCACGCGCCGTCCCGTTGCGTGGACGGGTCAGGGTGGCGTGAGGGTCGCGGCGCCCGCCTCGATGCGGCGGCGGTAGGTGGCGATCACGCCGAGCGCGTTGAGGTGCGCGATGTACCGCCGTTCGCCGCGGGCGCCCGCGCGATTGCAGATGCTCAGGAGCGGCTTGCTGAGCAGGTTCGCGGCGACGCGCTCCGCGAGGTCGCCGGACCAGTCGAACCGCGGGTGCAAGCGCGCACCGACGCGCGCGAGGTCCGCGGCGCTGCGGGAGTAGTCGATCTGCGCGACGCGTTCGGGTTCGTACGGCTCCTCGCTGAGCGCGATCAGGAACCGGGCGACGTCGTCCGTGCCGCCGTACGCGTACGCGAGCGGGTCCGCGTCCGCCCATTCGAGGCGTTCGTTCATCGGGCGCGGGTCGAGGCCGACGTTCGTCATGGCCCGACGTAGTGCACGATGGGGACGGTGAAGCCCGCGCACGACCAGACCTCGTAGAGTCCGCCACCCATGATCGGGTTCCCGCGCAGGTTGAGTTGCGGGGCGCCGACGCGGCGTTCCATGCGATCCAGCGTGCAGCGCGGTTCGGGTTCCGGTGCCCGCGCGGTTGCGAGGGTGCGCAGCGCGACGCCGGTTCCGGCGCCCGCGGCGATCACCGCGACGGCGGCGAGCGCGAATGCGCGGCGCCTCACGGGTTCGCCTCGGCGGCGGCTTCGGCGGCGCGCACAAGCGCCCACTTCTCGGAGCCGCTGAGCAGGTCGAGGTGGCTGGTGCGGCGCTCGAACTGATCGCGGTACTGGGGGCGCTCCACGAGGTACAGGCGCGCGAACAGGCTGCGGGCGTTGTTGTTGATCTTGAACGGGTCGCCTTCGGCGGTGGCGGGCGTCAGGTAGCGAAGGTGCTGCAAGATCGTTTCGGCGCTCGTGCGCGCGGTCGGGTGCCGCTCGAACAGCGCGTCCGCGGCTTCGCGGAACGCGACGTACAGGTGCCCGTTCTCGTTGAGGTACCAAAGGCACCATCCGAACTTGTCCTCGGCCCACGACGGCGTCGTGGCCGGTGTCGGTTCGGGCGCCATGGTCACACGCACGAGCGGCGCCGCCGCGGCCTTGAGGTCGTTGACGGCGCGCTCGAACGGTTCGGCGCCGTGCTCGAACAGGGGGCCGAGGTCGCGGCTCATGCGTCCGCCTTCCGCGCCGGGAACGGCGCGTGCGGGGTGCCGTTCGTGAGGGTCGCGGGTACCTCGGTGATCGGTCCGCCGTGCACGACGAACGCGGCGGCAGGTGGCAGGGGCGCGGGTTGATCCTCGAACGTGAGTTCGAGGCCGACGATGAACTTCGCAGCGCGCGGCGCGTCGTAGTGCACGGCGCTCTGCTGCGCGTGGTACTCGGTGACGACCATGAACTTCGGTGCGGCGACCGTGACCTCGCGGGTGGTGATCAGGACGCGGTCCGCGAGTTCTTCGGCGGTGAGGGTGTCGGGGTCGATGCCGAACTCGCGGCAGACGGTGGCGATGCGCGCGACCGCTTCCGCTTCCATCGTTCCCTGCGCTTCCTGGTGCGCGCGGCGGACATCCTCGACCAGCGCCTCGGTCGGGTTCTTGGTCGCGCGTACGGCGTCGAGCAGGTGATCTAGGGCGCTCACGGTTGTGCCTCCTTCGGTGTCGGTAGGGTGGCGCGAACGTGCGTTAGGTGTTCCTCCAACGCAGCACGTGCACCGAGCGGGCCGTCGGGCGCGACCTTCAAGGCTTCGTCGGCGAGAAGGCAGACGCGCTTTAGCGCCTCCGGGTCCGGGACTAGGGCGAGGGCATCAAGGCTCACCTTCACCGCGTCGGCCATCGCCTGTCGGTAGTTGTCCGACTCGACTCGTAGCCGCTCGGCTTCGGCTTCCAGCGCCTCGATGCGGTCGGCACGGACGTACTCCACGTCGTAAGGCTCGACCCGGTCGCCGCACCACGTCACGTCGTCCGCGTCGGGATCGGTCGAGCCGGGATAGCTCTCGCCCCAATGAAGGTAGATGCGCTCGGGCGCGCTCATGCTCGTCCCTCCTTGATCGCGTTGCGTGCGTGGCGGTACCGCGCGCGGGCCGCGGCGATGGCGCGCGTTCTCCACCCGCGCGCGAACGGGCGCGGGTGGCGCTCGCCGTCCTACCAAGCGTCACCGCATCGCAGGCACGTACGGTCCCAGCCGTACCAGGGCGTGTGGAAGTGCACCTGCCACGTGTGCCGGGCGCAGGTCGAGCACGCGCCGCGGGCGAGAACCGCGCGATCCGGGCGAGGGGCGTGAACGTGCAGCGTCATGCGGCTTCCTTCCTGGCGGCGGATGCCGCTCCGAACGTGCTGCGCAGGTGGTCAGCGGTTGCGTGCGGTACCCACGTGTGCCGTCGGGCGCTCAGGTACTCGTGCTGGATCGCGCCGCCGGTGGCGGCAACGTGCGCGCGCAGGCAGGCGTAGAACGCTCGGCCCTCCATTCGGCCCCGGTTCGGGATGGTGTCGTCAATGACGCGTTGGATCGGCTCGTGCGTTCGCCGAAGCGCGGCGAGGCGCGCGCGGCGCCGCATGTCGAGCGCGAGGACGTCGTGCGGGTTGAACAGGTACGCGTGCTGCGCCTTCCTCGGCCCGTACGGGGCATAGACGACGCGGACGCCGCGCAGGTCCGCGAGGGCGCCGGTGCCGTGCCGTAGTCCCTGCCGGACGGTGCTGACGGGCACGCCGAGTTCGTGGGCGACCTCGCGGACGGTGAGGTACCCGGCGTCGCGGGCGTCGGCGGTGAACGTGCGGACGTCGTAGTGCTCGATGAGGGTGGTGACGTACGAGCGGCGCAGGTACGCGCGGCCGTTGCGGGCGGTGTAGATCTTCTTCGGGTCAGGGTGCACCGCGACGCGGCGGTGGAGTGCTTGTGGGGTGGTGCCGAGATCCATCGCGGCTTCGAGGAGCGGCATGAAGTCCTTGGGGGGCTGCTCGCCGGTTAGGCCGTGGTTGCGGGCGACGGTCCAGATGGTCGAGCGGGATCGGCCGAGGGTTCGGGCGAGCACGGCGCTGCCGTGCCGGTGGTACTGGTTCTTGACGTACTCGATCTCTTGGGGGGTGAGCGGGTTCCTGGCAGGCATGCCGTCCACGATACGGGACGGTGGGGGCGGGTGTCTACACCACACCCGCCCAATGCACGGTGCCGCACCGCCAACAGCGACCGACGAGGTACGCCTTCACCGCCGGATCCGCGCTCGGCAAACGCCGCATCGTTTCGGGCAGGAGGATGTGCTGCACGTTCACGGCGGTGCTCTCGCAACCGTCGTTCGGGCATCGCATCACCGCGCGCCGCACGTTCGCGGTCGCGTGCAGGATCGGTTGCCACCGCACGTCCACCAGCGCATCCGCGCGCAGGTTCAGGCGATGCGCGAGGTACGTCACGTGCGCGTACGGCGGCACGCTGCGCATCGCGAGATCCAGCGCGTCGTTCACGCGCCGCGGGTCAGAATCCCCGCTTGTCACGGCCCGCCCTCGCGTCGAGCGGCAACGCCTTCAGGAGCGCGAGCACGCCCGACCACCCGTGCGCTCGGAGCACGAGCGGGTGCGTGAGCGCGGTGTTGTACGGCTGATCGAGCAGGATCACGCTCGTGCCGTGCTCCGCGAGGCGATGCGCCTCGTTCGGGTCGTCCTCGATCATCACGTCCGCTCGTAGGCTGCGCAGCGCGCCGTGCTTGCCCTGCTCGCGGGGCACGTGCACGAGCGGGATGCGGGTGAGCGCGTGTTCGCGCAACCACGTGTGCGTGGCGGGTTCCGTGCTCGCGGGCCGGTGCGTGACGAACGCGCGAAGTAGGCTGCGCATCTGCATGTACCGCAACGCGGCGAGGGCGCCGGGCACGATGGTGGCGGTGGCGTACACGCTCCCAGGGCCGGTGCTCGCGAGTTCCAAGCGCGCGATCTCGCGCACGCTCGCGGCGACGTCGTGCGGCAGGTTCGCGCCGAAGTCGGTGAGGTCACGAATGGCGGGTGCGCCGTCGCGCAGGTGCGGGATCACGGTCGCGAGGCGCGATCTGAGGGCGGCGTACGTGTCCACCACGACCCCGTCGAGGGCTACGGCGATCACGGGGCTACCAGGACGCGCGCACGAACGCGCGCGCGGTCGATTCGGTCCATCCGGCGCCGATCCGCTGCGTCACGTCGGCGCCCACCGTCAAGATCGTGGCGTCGAGGATCACGCCGACGCGGGCGTACCCGCGCTCGGGGATGCCCGCCCAGTTCGTCCACGCGCCGACCTCCGGCATGAACCAGAGGCGACCGAACGCGGCGGCGTCGGTGAGTGGCACCAGGAAGCGCACGAGCGCGTACGGTTGGACGCCGAAGCGGGTGCTGGCTTCGATGCCGACCTCGGCGTCGTACGCGGGCTGAGCGGCGGCGAGGGGGATCGCGAGGGCGACCACCAGGGCCGCGAGGACGTGGCGCGCGCGGATGCTCATGCCCTCACGGTAGGGGCGCGAGGCGTGGCACAAGAGCGCCCCCCGCTCGGGGCGAGGGGCGTTCCGTCCGGCCGTGCCGGGTCTAGGTTAGGGGGCTTGGCGGTGCCACTTGTACGCTTTGCGGGCATCGGCGAGGGTGCCGTTCACGCGTTCCGTCCAGCCGCACGCGCACTCGACGCGGTACCCGTAGCGGGTGCGGCCGGTGGTGGGGCTTTGGCCGCGGGAGTAGCGGGTGTAGCGGGCGGCGTGGATGCCGTGCTTCGGACCGGCCATGTCAAGCCGCCGTCCGGGTGCGGCACTCGCCGTCGATGATCCGGCCGGTGCAGACGTCGCGGCCGGACGAGAACCGCATGCCGTGGACGTTGCGCAGGTGCTCGACGTGCGTGCAGATCCAGCGTGGCGGTTGGGGCTTGCCGCCGGAACGGGGGTCGAGCATCCGTAGCATCTGCCCCTTGCGACCGCACTCCGGGCATCGTTCGACCTTCCGGTTGCGCTTGCCGCTGCCGAGGCGCGCGCGGGTGTAGTCGATGACGGTTTCGGCCATGGTCGTACCTCCACCCACATCCTACGCGTCGTGCGTACGCACGTCAAGCGCCCCCCGGCTCAGGAAT